CTCCCGAGAGACACACTCGTAAAAAGCAGTAATGTTTGGAAGTATCAGTGGTATCTACCGCCTAAACCGAATCCACTGTAAGTAAATAATTTCGGGAACTTACTCTCTGCCTTATCTTATGTAAGAGCAGTATTGTAATGGGTTATACCACGAGTATGGCCCCTTATGCTAATTACACCTATGCCAGTTCCCCGGATTCGGGGGTTCAATGCATGGCTGGACGTGGTGTGATTATAAATTCTCCAGCAATGGAGCGCCGGCGAGCCTAAGAAGCCTTCTCACCTAAGGAATGAGATGATGTCGGCAATGCACTGAATATCTGGTATTAAGTTACAAATGGGTGGTCCGGCTCTTGAAGTTTGACTGCCAAATAGGTGCTAGGTTGAAAGCTGGCTGTATATGCCTCAATTCCGTTAAAACTTTATAAAATTCCCGATGTTCTTTGGATAAAAACCAAAGCGAATGATTATCTAACTTATACGAAAGATAATCACGAGAAAAGGTATGCTAGGTTGCTGGGAATTAAAATAATATGCACTAGTAATTTTCGGTGGCAATATAAAACCGTTCGTCGGAGGTATAACTCTTGAGCGATAAAGGCCTTATTGGTGGGTGAAGTTAATTACTTCTTTAGGTAGAAATGAACCAATACATTAATTAAATAGTTCCACCACCCAGTACTGGATGTTGTACTTATAGGCTTTTTGTCCTTGATTGACTCAAAACTATTTCCGAACAGGAGCCGAAATCGGAATCTGTAAGTGTAAGTGGACTCCTTCAGCCTATTTGACTCGATGTAGAGATCTAAGACTAAACCATCGGACCTATCTTTGAGGCAGCATGACCTGCTAATGATCCGAATCTTGAAGTGTTTGGTTCAAAGCCATTAACAAATAGGTAATTAACCAGAAATGGTAGAGAGAAGATAAAGCTGGGGAAACATGAGAGTTAGTCTCGTCATGGAAGGGTTTGGCTCTTCTATTTGTCCAGAGGTGGACGGACTTCAAGTTCTATACCCTCTACAAGTTTAAAATCTGACTACGGAAACAGGTAAACTATTGTAAACCTAAACGAAAGTAGCCAGATTTTTTATTTTTTAAAAATATTGTATAATATACTACGGGTTCGCGTGATGGTCCATAGCATCATAGCTCGTAAGCGCAGAAAGAGAAGATATGGGTAAACAATTAAGAGAGCCTTTACAAGGCAAAGTAGATCCAGATGTCTATATTAAGCTAGCAGACATTGACGCGCAAGAAGAGAAAAAACTTGCAGAACTTAAACTAGCAAATATTGAGAAGCTTCAAAAAAGAAGACTCAATGCTACAGAAGCCAGAAATATGGCTGATACTAGTATAGTTCAATTAACACGTCTCTATAAATATATTAGAGATACTGCTTTAGAAGGTTATATTAGCATTGAGTGGGCTACAGAAAATCTTAGTCCTATTTGCAAAGAGCATTTGCTCAAAGAGCTCGAAATTGATGGTTATAAAACTGAAGTTCGAGACAATTGCATTTTTATTACTTGGTAATAATAAGCCTCCAGAAATGGAGGTTTTTTAATGGAAAATATTGTATAATATAAATATAGGAGTTTTTTATGAACAGAAACTATAACTACCAAGCATTTACACCAGAAGAAGTTGAACAAGGTTTATTTAATGACTTGCTTAATTATCTTTTAGATCACAATAAAAAGAATGATAAACAATATTATGATATTCATATTACTACTGATGGCTATTGCTCTATTATAGAATGGACTGATGTTAGCTATAATAGTGAATATGGTGATGAAGGTAAATTTGAATTTGTTGATTATGACCAAGTAGTTATGTTAGAAAAAGAATTTCCAGATAATCATACAGAAATGTGTTGGGATGAAGAAGACTATAAAAATCGCTTAGATGATTGGCTAAAAGAAAACCCAGGCTGGGAAAAAACAGAATATGGTACTTGGTATAATAAAGCTGAACAAGAAGCTTTTAGAAAAATGCTAGAAAAACAAGAAATTACAGAAGAAACAGTTGAAGAAGCTTATAATAAATTAGAGAAAAAACAAAAGAAGAAAGCACAAGAGCTATTAAAAAATGAAGAATAAAATGTTACTCAGTAAACAAGAATTTGTAACTTACATGGAGTTCATTCAAAAGAAGAGTCTTCAGCAAGACAAATTCTGTAAAGCATTAGAAGAACTAAGTCCAGAAACTTATTGTGATGTATTCTTATATGGTGATTATGAAGATAAATTACTTAAATTAATTACCAAAGTAATGTATGATCATACAGAATTAATTACTTATAAATTATATGACTTTGATAATTTTGATGCAAAACATAAAGCAAAGCAATTACAAGAAACTCCAGAAGTAGAAACCTGGGAAACAGTATATGATTATTTAGTAAAAGATGCGGAGGTATTACAATAATGAAATCTACAGTTGGTAAAATTTTTGGTTCAATATTTTGTGTTCCATTGGCATTACTTGGCGCAGTATTATTTGTTCCATTTGCTATTTTAGGTTTATTATTTGCATTTCCATACGCAGTATTAGCAACAATTTGGGAATGGGACGACTAAATTAATTAATATGAAATATTTTGTAGTATCTGACATTCATAGTTTCTATATTGAATTCAAAAATGCATTAAAAGATGCTGGGTTTGATAAGAAAAACAAAAATCACACCTTGGTAATCTTAGGTGATTTATTTGATCGTGGGCCAGATGCTTTAAGTATTTATAAATTTATTTCTTCTATTCCAAAAAAACGTTGTATCTTAGTTCGTGGCAACCATGAATTATTATATAAAGAACTTTTAGAAAAAGATTATCCAGAAAGTCATGATTTTCATAATCATACAGTAGACACTTTTTGTCAAATAGCAAGAACAAAACAGTTAGACTTTGATTGTATTGAAGGTTATTTTGAGAAAAATAGTTATTATCAGTATTTTAGCCTCTATCGTGGTTGGGAAGATGCTGATGATAACCCAGAAGGTGACTTAACAAATAAGCATTGGAAGCAAGTTTTAGAAATTGTTAAAAATCACCCAATTACAAAGCTAATTTTAGATGATAAAAGATGGGTTAACTATTTTGAATTAGATAAATATATTATGGTTCATAGCTGGATTCCATGTGCTACCAAGTTTGCTATGTTAGACCCAAATTGCCCACCAGAAGAAATAGGTTATAGAGAAGACTGGAAAAACGCTACTCAAACTGAGTGGGGTGATGCTACATGGGGTTGTCCTTGGGCAAAAGCTAAAAAAGGTTGGAATAAAACAGGCAAAACTATTGTTTGTGGTCACTGGCATGTAGCAGATTTCTATAAGCATTTAAAGAATATAAAAAATACTGGTAGCTTTATTACTAAAATTTATTATAGTAAAGATGTAATCGGTATTGATTGCGGAGTATATGTTACTTCAATCGGAGCCTATTATCATCCGCAGAATGTCTTAATAATTGAAGATGGTGTTTGTTATAATAAATATCATGTTAAATTAGAAGAGTACAAAGCTGTGTCTCATATTGAAACAGTTACTGTTAAATAGCTGACAATCATATTATCATAAATAGACTTATATGTTATATAAGTCTTTTTTTGTGCTAAATTAACTGAGGGCTGAGTTATGAAAAAAATTTTATTCTGGATTTGAAGTCTCACTTGGGGAGGCTTAATGACTATTCTTGGTTTAATTATTACAGGTTTCTGTATTATTTTCTTAAAAGGAAAGGTTCATAAGAATGGCTATTCATATATTGTAGAAATTGGCGGCAATTGGGGCGGTTTAGACCTTGGTGCAGTCTCTCTTTGCGGTGGATATACTACTGAATGTCCAGATGAAACCTGATTTCAACATACTAGAAGACATGAATTTGGTCATAGTCTACAAAATTTAATTTGAGGTCCTTTATTCCCATTTGTTATTGCAATTCCTTCAGCAATTAGATACCAATATCAAAATTATAGAAGTAGAAAAGGTCTTCCAAATAAAGATTATGATGCTATTTGGTTTGAAGGACAAGCTACAAAATGAGGTACAAAAGCAATAGATAAAATAGAAAAATAAATTAATTTTAATTTAAGTGCTAAATTAATTGAAAAATTGCAAAATATTTTTCAAGAAATGGAGGGTCGTGATATGACACCATTAGAAATTGCTCAAATCATATCCATTATTTTGGCCGGAATTGTAACTCTTGCCGGTTTATTCGGCGTTGGTGTATACTTTGCAGATAGAGCAAAATACAAAGCAGGCAGAAAAAATAGACATGAAGAAGAGGCAGAAGAACGTCAAAAAGCTGCTTATAAAGAAGAATTACGTGCAGTAATTAAAGAAGAAAACAAACCATTAGAAAATAAGATTGACCAATTAGATAAAAATATTGTTGAAATGAAAGGCGATTTAGCCGACAATACCATTGGGACTGTCACATTACTTCGTGATAGGATGAAAGCAATTCTAGACGAATGTCGTAAGGAAGGCTATGCATCTACAAGCACAAAAGCTAACTGGCATGAATTATATACAACTTATGGTAATTTAGGTGGAAATCACTTTAAAGAATATGTTGATCAATGGAAGACAGAACTTGACGCACTTCCTCAAAAGAAAAGAAAACCAAGAGCTTCTAAAGAAGACAAATAAATAATTTAGAAAGGAAACAAATAGTATGGGTGATTGGATTACAACAGTTAACGGCTTACTTGCATTAATTACTGGCTTAGTCGGCTTAATCGGCACAGGCGTTGGTACATTCTTTGCAATTAGAAACTGGATTAAAGCTACAAAAGAAAAATCTTCTAAAGAAATTTGGGCTATGATTCAAGAAATTACAGACGCTGCTATGAAAGAAGCTGAAAGATCAACCTTAAGTGGCGCTGGTAAGAAAGAATTAGTTGTTAATATGGTCAAAGAAGGTTGCAAAGCAGCTGGTATTGACTTAGATCCATTTATTGACCAATTAGGTAGTTATATTGATAGCTGCATTAAGTGGTACAATGGAATGAAAAAATAACTAAAATTTAGCAAAATTTAAAATGACCTATTAATATAGGTCTTTTTATTTTCTGACATTTAATTGCTAAATTATTGTGATGGAGTTGAATTGATATGGCAAAAGACATGTTTTATAATTACGATTACAATATCAATGAGAAAAAGTTTCCAGAACCAATAGTCTGGCACGACTGTCATAAGCATAATGTTGCTTTTGCAGGTGGCGCTGTCCCATTAACTAATGTTAAAGGTGAGGTTTTGGGATTATTAGCTAAAAGAAACTCTGATTTTAACATTTATTTTAGTCTTAGCGACCTTTGTGGTGATGGCATGATTAATGAAATTATGGAAAGTGATGTTGTTTGCAACATTCTTAACAGAAGACATAAAGTTATGTGTTCTCCAGAGGTTTATAAGTTCTCTGATGACGTTTTAGTTGCTCAAGTTCATGCTGGCGACGAATTACCTTATGGAAATTATCGTGTAGAACTTTATGCTATGATTAATGGTGAAAAATACATTTTATTTGCTGATACTGATGGCATTTTAAGTATTGATTAGGAGGATTGCTATGTACGATTACAAATTAAAAACAAAAATGCAAGGCGATCTCTGTAATCATAAACCTCAGGGATTTAGAAATGTAACTAAAATCGATAAGGGCGGAACAGCTGACTTAAAATTTTCTTTCGTTGGAAAAACTTATGGTTATGAAGAAGTTTCACAACTAACATTCATTTTTAAATATGACAATGGTTTAATTGATTACTTCTCATTTATGGATGAGGAAACTGGCGCTATCGATTATGGTTCAAGCGAAGCTGGTTATGAATTCTCTTATGATGAATTAACAGAAACAGTTTGGCTTGAATTAAAACCAGAAATTACTGATAGATATCCAGCAGATAAACCAATTGAATATGAAATTGCTGTCAAATTACATGATGACGATATTATTATTGAAAGACAACCCCCTCTTTGGCCGGTTGCAACGCTCTATTCAGAAATTATTGGTGGTCCAAAACAACCAAGAGCTGCTGAATACTGCTCACAAACATTATATTGTTCAACTAACTTAACTTGTTGTAGATAAGGAGAAAAAATACACATGGCTTATGATAAGATTAAATGGGTAAATAACCAAACCAAATTAAGCGCTACAAACTTCAATCACATGGAGCAAGGTATTGAAAATGCCCACTCTATCGCAGAAGAAGCTGAAAGAACTGCTAATGCTGCTTATGAAGCTGCTACAAGCGCAAAAGATACAGTAGATAATATTACTGAACATCTTGAAGAAATTACTGCTGGAACAAAACAAGACACATTAGTTTCTGGCGTTAACATTAAAACTGTTAATGGTCAAAGCATTCTTGGTGAAGGCGATTTAGTTATTCAAGAAGATGAAGACATCAATTATCAATCAGTTGATGGTGTTTCATTAGATGAATTAACTGAAGAAGGTGTCTATTCTGTTGTTAATGCCTTAAATTATCCAGTAAGTACTGCTAATCAAGGTACATTAAGAGTTACAAAACTTTCTGATACAGAAGTCGAACAAGAATGGAAATCAAAAATCAACAGTGCTCAAAGAATTTTAACTGTTGGTGATGATGCTGGTAGCGTCTTTAAAGTTAATGGTGTTCCTCAAGCACAAGGCACTATCCAATTAGAAGCCTGCGGAACCTATGAATTAACTGGTTGTTTAGAAGGTCATATCGTTATTGGACATGGTGAATTAAAAGATACCTTAAATAATAGAACAAAAATTATCTTAAATAATGTTAGTATTTTCTCTGATGTTGATTATGCTATTGATTATACTCCAAAAGATAAGAGACTTGTAGTTGAAATTGCTAATGGCACTGAAAACTATTTAGTTGTTGATATTGAAGGCGAACATGCTGATGCAGACCCAGGCGTTATTAATTCCGAAAATGGTTTAGCAATTACTGGTGTTGGTTATTTATCAGTTAGAAATACAAGAGGTCATGGTTTTAAAGCTTCTGAACTTTATGTTGATGGTAATCCTCACATTTATGTTGATGCAGAACATGATGCTTTCCATGGCAAAAACTTATTAAAAATCACTGATGGTTATTTCTATGTTGCTAATGCTAATGATGCATTTACTGCAGGACATGATGACCCAGATGATGACGGTAGATTATTCATCTTAGGTGGTGAATACCATGTTGCTCACTGCAATGAAACAGCTTTTGAAAGTCGTTCAAGTGGAGCAAAACAATATATTGTTAATTCCAACATTTATTTAGGTGAAGTTGGACATGCAGTTAGTTCAGGAGTTAAAGTTTTAGCAGGATTAAATAATCTTCACGGTGCTGAAATTACAGAAACAGATCCAGCAGATTTTTTCTACTTTACTAATGGCCCAATTATTCAAAATGCTGATACATTAGATCAGATTCTGCCAGATGCAAATAATGTATTTACATTAGTTTCTGGAAGTGCTGAAACAACTGAATATAAAGTTTCTGGTAATTTTACTGGCTATAAAATTATTACAAAGCCATTAGCAGATGATAAAAAGATTGATTTAATTTTTAATGATGTTTACTACAATGATAGTGAAGAAACTGACCCATTTATTCTTCATACTTCTACCACAAAACGTGTTAAGATTAAAACAAATGATGATAAATTAATCTTTATTAAGAAAGCTCATGGTAATATTATCCAATCCAATAAAGGCGTTCAAATTACTTCTAAGGGTGATGTAATTATTGATGGTTGCGGAACTGCTGATTGTGGTGTTTTTGCTCCAAATAGTTATGCATTATTCTCTGGTGACGGTTTAAGAAGAATTACCGGTTGTTCAATGGGTGTTTATGCTGATAATATTCGTTTAGGTGAAGACCCAGATGATATTATAAATAAGTTTGGTTCTAACCCAACTAAACGTAGTGCCTCTGATGACCCAATTTATATTATTGGAAATACCACTGATGCATTAATTACTACTAGCGGTGACGAATTAACATATCAAAGTAAGATCCTTGCTACTCAATATCATACAGGTATTACTATTTTAGGTAGTATTGCTGCTGAAAATAGTGCTGATGTCTCTATAGAAGCTTTAACTGGTGAAGTTTTACAAAAAGTAGGTCAGTCATATGTAAATACTGCGGTATTATATACAGCTGCTAATGTTGAAAATAATGTAGGAGCAAGAAATTATGTTGCTCCAGAAGATGTTAAAGCTGAAATTCCATCTATTGACGAAGTAAGTAGTTCTCCTTGGACAGTTTATTCTGGCGATGGCTATTCAAAAGCTGCCGCTGACGAAAAATTTGTTTCTAAAGCTGTTTATGATGCTTTAAAAGCTGAATTAGATGCTAGAGCTCCAAAGAAAATTAATATTATCAATTATGTTGTTGATACATCAAAAACAGACGGTCGTCCATTAGGTGATCATGCCTATTGTCCAGTTACAATTAATGATGAGACAGTTTATGTTGCTGATAGTATTGATATTTACAGATATGCTTGCCCAGAGCGTATTGATATTGATGATGCTCCAGAAACACATAAAGACTATGTTAAAGATGGTCGTCCAATTTATGCAAGAGATGGTGACTTTGGTTATCCAGAAATCGATAAGACTGGCCAATTCAATTTTAAACCAAATTGGAATACTCCAGGTTATGTTTTACAACCAAGAGTAACTCCAGCAGATGGTTATAACAATTTCAAAACACAATGGAACACAGGTATTCCTGGCTTATATAGATTTACAAAAGTTAATTCTGATTTAACAATTGAATTAAATGCTGTTTTAGAATCTGAAATACCAGCTCACACTATTACATATAATGTTGTTGCTCCATTAGATTATCCAGTTGCAAGTCTTCCAACAATTAGAATTTTTAGAGGTGCAGACCATCTTGAAAAATATGTAAAATATGGTCCAGGTGCAGTTAATCCTCCAGCTCATCCAGAGCTCGATGAAGGTTTAATTAGTGGTAATGTTCTTGAAATGCCAGCTGAACCAATAGTTGTTGAGAATAAAAATACTTGAACAATGTACGATAAAGCATATGATGATGCAAATGGTTTACCATCAGCTGATACAACTGGTGATGTTGCGAAAGTTTACTTTAGAGTTGAGGGAACTCCAGCAGAAGGTTATGCTTTCCAAATAAGTGCTAAAAAACTTAATAATAACTTTAATAAATTAAATAACCCAACAGATGCTAAACCATACTATACTTTAACTAAAGTAGCTGGTAATATTGAAGTTACTGTTGAAGTTGTTGTTGATGTTGCAGACGTTACATTAACTTTTGTAAATAATACAAGCTATGATATTGAAGATACAATAACTAAGGCAGTCGTTACGGCACCATTAACTGTTAATGGTTTACAAGACTATCAATTTAAGGTCAACCATCAATTAAATGATGAAGATAAGACTCATAGTGCTATTATTACATCTGTTCTTGTTGATGGTGTTGAAGGTACAATTCTTGCAACCAGTGATTTAGAAGGCAGTGATGCTACAGTTGTCTGGAAGGCTGCTAAGAATAAAGATGAATGTCGTATTAAGAGAGCTTATATTCCAACATCTAAAGATACTGAACATACAATTGTTATTACACTTGGAACTACTCCTCAACCAGAACCTCAATCTGAACCAGAGCCAACACCTGATCCAGAGCCATCTGACCCAGATAATACTGAGGACCCAGGTTCATCTGACCCAACTCCAGAAGTTGGTGAATAATAACCTAAAAAATACAAAAATATTAAGCAGCATAAATGCTGCTTTTTATTTATAACTAAGCCTATTAATTGCTAAATTATATGATTAATTCGTCAGGAGACAGTTTATGGGAAGCACAAATAAAAATTTTGCAGCTAATATTATTACAATAAATAGAGGTGATACATATGCTTTTGACCTCACTATTTATGATGATTCAACAGACGGTAGATACATTCTACAAGATGATGATGTTCTTTACTTTGGTTTAATGGACCCGCGTCAAAAGTTTGAGGATGCTCTTTTGAGAAAGAGATATACAAAAGATGACTGTGATGAGGGTGGAAATTTAAATATTGAAATTAGACCTGAAGACACACTTGATTTACTTCCTGGCGTATATTACTATGCAGTTAAACTACATAGAATGAAAAATACTGAAAGTGAATTTATTGATAAAGTAATTACTGTAATTAACAAAACTAAATTTGTAATCAATGATTAATGAAAGGAAAGCTGTATGGCAAGTGGAACAATAAAATCTAAACAATCATTTAATGGTTCTATTTCTTCCCGTGATAATAAAACAGCTACTGCCACTGGTGGAAGCGGAGTAACAGACCATAACAGATTATTTAATAGGGATGCTGATGATCAACATCCTATTTCAGCAATCACTGGTTTAGAAGAAAAATTAGCACAAAAAGTAAATACAACCGATATTGCAAATATTATTGCCCAAGCAAATGATAAAAAAGTTAAGGGCATGTATTTTGACGTAGATAAACAATTTGCTAGAAAAGCTTATTGGTATTTTACATCTGAAGTTGATGAAACAACTGGTCAAGGAAATCCTGGTAAAAATGGTGAATACATTGTATCAGGTCCTTATAGTATTTCAGGTGGAGGTAGCGGAGATGGCTCTGGTGGCAGTAGTGGTGGAGGTGTTACTACAGTCACATTAGTAAATAAAGATCCAGTCACAAAAGAACCATATTGGCCAACATCTGTTGCTGTCGGTGCAGAAGTTGTATTAAAAGTTAATTGGACATCTAAGAGAGACGGAGATCCAACTGGAAACGGCACAATGCTCGTTTATGTCAATGATGTATTAGTTGCTAAGAAGTCTGTTCCTCAAGGTGATTATGAGTGTGATATTTCTGCTTATTTAAAATCAGGCAGTAATAAAGTTGAATTCAAAGTTACTGATACTTATTCAACTACTAAAAATATTATCGGAAACATTAACGCTGTTTCTCTTAAATTAACATCTGCATTTGAAGATGATGTCAGTTATACTGGCTTTATTACTTATACATATGTCCCAATTGGTGATGTTGCAAAAACAGTTCACTTTATTGTTGATGGAAGAGAAATTGGACAAGATGTTATTAAAACAACTGGTGAACAATGCACAAAGATTATTCCAGCACAAGCTCATGGTGCTCATACTTTAAGTGTTTATTTTACTGCAGTTTTAGGTGAAGACTTAGTTACATCTAATGTCTTAAACTATGACTTAATCTGCTATGTTGCAGGTAATCAAACACCAATTATTGCTTCTACATTCCCTAGTGAGTCAGAACAAGAACAATATGTTGCATTTAATATTAGATACCGTGTATATACACCAGGATTAAATAATTCTACTGTTATTCAATATATTGATGGTGAAACAATTGGAGACCCATTATCAGTTGATATGGCTTGGCAAAACTGAGAAATTAGACCAACTGTCACTGGTAATCATATTTATACAGTTCAAACTGGCGATATTATTAGAATGTTTAACGTTCATATTTATGAAAGCACTATTCAAGTTGACCCAGTTACTGAGAACCAGGTTTTATATTTAAGCACATTTGGAAGAAGTAATGCTGAAACTCCAGAAGTTAGAAGAAAATGGGATGACTTTGATAGAGATATTCACTGTACCTTAACAGGTTTTAACTGGAGCTCAAATGGTTGGGTCCAAGATGACGAAGGTGCAACTGTTTTAAGACTTTCTGGTGATGCTCGTGTTGAAATTCCATATCAACCATTCTATAAAGACTTACAACAAACAGGTAAAACAATTGAAATTGAATTTGCTACTACAGACGTTAAGAAATATGAGTCTCGTATCTTCGAATGTTTAACTGGTGGCGATTCCTTAACATATAGTCAAACATTAGCAGGTGAAGATGACCGTGCTAAATATTTTACTATTCTCGATGTTGACAATAATAAATTCGTTGAAGCAGTTAGAGGAGACCATAAAACATATCTATTCTTACATAATGGCACAAACTGGATTTTAGATGGTGAAGTTGTTGATTTAGGTGAAGATAATATTTATGGTATTAATATCAAGTTAGAAGAGCGTGATGGAACACCAAGTGAATACTTCATTAATGGTGACAGAATTACTGTTGCTTATGAAGTTGTTGGTAGAGGTATTTACATTACTCCTCAATTAGCAAAGTTCCAATCTCAATTATCTTCTCTTTCTACCCAATATAAAGAAAACGAAAGAGTTAGATTAGCATTCGTTATTGAAAAACGTACTGAAAATAGATTAATCTATATGTATATCAACGGCATTATGTCTGGTGTTGCTAGATACCCTGTCGGTGATACTTTTGAACAAGCACCTGCTGCTAATATTATTTTAGGTAGCAATGATGCTACATTAGATATTTATACTATTCGTATTTATGATAACTCATTAACAAGAAAGCAAGTAGTTAATAACTGGATCGCTGACATGAGGGACCCAATTACAAAAGCTATTTACTTCCAAGATAATGATAACTTTGATGAAACAGGTAAAGTTATTATTGAAAAAATTCCAAGTAGAACTCCTTATATGGTTTTAACTGGTGAAGTTTTACCAAACTATAAAAAAGATAAGAAATTAATGGATGTTGAATTTGTTTATCCAGGTAGTGATGACAGATATTTTACTGCTAAAGATGCAAGTGTCGACGTTCAAGGTACATCTTCTCAATACTATTATAGAAAGAACTTCAAGATTAACTTTAAAGAAGGTTTTGATGATATAGATGGCAACCATAGCAATAAATATAAGCTTATACCACCACTTTCTAAGAAAGAAAAGAAGTTTACTTTTAAAGCTGACGTTGCTTCTTCAGAAGGCGCAAATAACGTTGAACTTGTTAGATACTTTGAATTAACTAAAAACTTCTATATGCCATCTGAATTAGATCAAGATGCTGATGATACAGCTGATGGTTATATCACAAAAGACCGTGTTAGAACTGGTATTGATGGTTTCCCAATTATTATGTTCCATGATAATACTGCAGAAACTTATTTCTACGGTAAAATGAACTTTAATAATGATAAAGATAACAAAGATACCTTTGGTTTCTCTGATGGTGATGAATGTTGAGAATTTATTAACAATACTACACCACTTGTTTTATTCCAAAATGATGACTTGTCTAACTGGGACTCTTCATTTGAGTCAAGATATCCAGAAGATTATGGTGATGATGAACATCCATATGGAACTCAACCAGGCGAATTAGATAAACTACAAGCAATTTGCACTTGGATTGCATCTACAAGACGTTTATCAACAGACACAGAAGAACAAAAACAAGCCAAATTGCAAAAATTCAGAAATGAATTAACATTACATTTCGATTTACAATCTTCATTATTCTATTACTTATATACTGAGTTATTCTTAATGGTTGACTCTCGTGCTAAAAACGCAATGATGGCTTACTTAAAGAGCCATAAACCAGGCGATGGTGGAAACAGATGATTCTGGCTCCCATACGACATGGATACTGCGATTGGTACTAACAACGAAGGTCTTTTAGTCTTCAACTATGACGCTGAAGATACAGATATTGTTGGCGGTATGAACGTTTATAATGGACAAGACTCAACTTTCTGGAATAACTTAAGAGATGCATTCCCTAATGAATTAAAAGCTTTATATGCTGATTTACGTTCTGGCAATGCTGGTGGTGATATGGCTTGGTCTTATGATATTATTGAAAAATTATTTGAAGACCACCAAGCTTATTGGTCTGCATCTATCTTTAATGAAGACTCTTATACAAAATATTTAGAACCATTAATTAAAAATAATGATGCTACTTACTTAGGTATGGCGCAAGGTTCTAAAGAAGAACAAAGAAAATGGTGGTTATGGAATAGATTTAGATACTTAGACAGTAAATATAGAACTGGTGATGCTAAGGGTGAAAATATTATGCTCCGTGCTTACCAAAGAGCTAATTTAACTGTTACTCCATACATTAACTGCTATATTACAGGCGTCTTTGACCAAGCAGTCGATGACTTAATGGTTACAGTTGATGCCCAAAAAGATACCGCTTATACTATTGTTCCTCCATTACATTGGGATCCAGCAGGATCTGACTCTGTTGTCATCATCTATTCTGCTGACTTATTAAGAGACGTTGGCGATATTTCTGCATTAAAACCAGGCTATGCTGATTTCTCTGCCGCTACAAAGCTTCAAAGATTACAAATTGGTTCTAATGCTGATGGTTATTCAAATAATAAATTAACTACACTTAACGTTGGTAATAACCACTTACTTACATATATTGATGCTAGAAACTGTTCAGCTTTAGGAACAGGTGAAACAAAAGTTATTGACTTATCTAACTGTACAAGTATTGAAGATGTTTATTTTGATAATACTAATATTCAAGGTATTAACTTCCCTATTGGTGGTAACTTAAAGAGAATTCATTTACCAGCTTCAATTACAGACTTAACAATTAGAAATCACCCAAACTTAGAAGAATTAGTTTTAGCAGGCACAAATAAATTAACATCTGTTTGGTTAGAAGATATTCCAGCAGCTGTTATGGATACTTTTGGTATTATTCATAATATGCCAGAAGGTTCTAATGTTCGTTTAATTAATATCAATGAAACTGTTGATACTATTGATGATATTAGACAACTTTATGTAAAACTTAATAGCATGAAAGGTAAAGATGCCAAAGGTGATACAACTGATAAAGCACAAATTACTGGTATAATTCATATTCCTGGCTCTGAAACAAACCCAGTTTCTTATGCTGAATGGAAAGAATTATTAGATATGTATCCAGAAGTTACTATTAATGCTAAGGTTCTTTGCACTGTTACCTTCTGGAATGACGAAACTGAACATGATGTTCAATTTATTGAACGCGGAACTTATGCTATTACTCCAAGTATTCCAACAAGAGCACCAATTCCTCAACTTTATTACACATTTAATAGATGGGATACATCTTATTCAGAAGTTTTAACTGACCTAGATATTCATGCTATTTATGATGACCATACTCAAACTTACCATATTATTTATGATACACGTTCTGATGTTATTAATGTCGAACCAGAATATAATGATTTACTTTATGGTAGTTTAATTCCAGAACCAACAATTGATGAGAGCACAATTCCTTCAGGTGTTCGTTTCTTAGGTTGATATACAGCAAATAATGATATTGTTGACTTTGCAACAAAGACTATCTCTGGTGATATTCTCAACTTCCCAACTACAATGAACGTTGTTCTTGCTGCAAGATGGCAAGATGAAAACGTCCCAGTTGTTACTTTAACAAGAATTGCTTTCAATAAGTTTGCATTTAGAGCAACTGATAACATGGGTGTTACTGGCTGGATTGTTACAGACAGTGAAGAAGTTGATTTAGCTGACCCAAATTGGACAGATATTACTCCTGTAACATTATTTGAAGGCGAATATACAATTAGTGGTCCTGGTGACTATTACTTTCATGTTAAAGATGACCAAGGCAATGTTTCTTGGGCAAAATTACATGCAGATACAATTACATTAAATCCAAATATTCATAATGAAAGAGATACTTTTGTTGATCAAATTCAATTACAATTAACTGAAGATGGTGTCACAATGACAAACTTTGCTTTACTTGGCACAACAGTTGTTGTTAGAGCAACTTGTGATAGTCATTATGAAAATTTAACATTATCTTATAATAATACATTCTTAGAACAAGGTGATGAAATTATTATTGATGGTCCAGCAGTTATTAATGGCTCTGTTCAACCTAAAACTTATTGAGTAAGCTTTAATATGAACCAAAAAGGTGAACCATTAGCAGACCAACCTGTTTTATATAGACATCTGATTAATGAACCAGATCCTCAATTATATCAAGGTGATGCTTTAACTGCTTGGTTAACAAATGATAATCAAATCTGGCAATTTATGACTGATGAAGTTGTTGAAAATATTCAGTTAAATGCTAGATGGGATGCTGTTACTATTCCAACTTATATTTCATTATCAATTCCAGAAAATGATTTTACTATCACACTAAATTATTCTCAAACAGAATATAATGGTGTTGAGATTGACTGGGGTGATGGTTCTTCTCCAGAACGTATAAATAGTTATGGACAAATTTCTATTCAACATACTTATGCTTCAAGTGGTCCTCAAACTATTGAATTATCAAGAAAAGTTGGTACTTACTTATTAGGATATAACTATGATAACCCAGCAATTGTCCCAATTAACACAGTTTCTGATGTTAGCTTCTCTTATGATGTTCCATATACAAGAGCTGGCGCATTTAGAAATGCTACAAATTTAGTTGCTATTCATTTGACTAAATTTATGACAAGAATTTCTGCGTCAACATTCGAAGGATGCACTGGTGCAACAACATTCAAAGTCTCAGGAAGAGAACATGGTGAAGATATTACTGTTATTACAAATGAAATTCCAAGTTCAATTAAACAAATTTATGAACGTGCTTTCTATGGTTGTAATAACCTAACTACTGTTGTTTTACCAACTAAATTAGCTTTATTAGGAAGTTATGCTTTCGATAGCTGCACAAGTTTAGAGTCTGTAACATTTATTCCTCAATGTCCATTAACTACTATTTCAAGTTATGCATTTAATAACTGCTCAGCTCTTACTGATATTAGCTTCTCTAATAGTATAACAACCTTAGGTGAACGTGCTTTTGCAAACTGCACGGCTATTGAAGAAATTACATTAGGCACATCTGTTGTTAATTTAGGTGACGCAGTTTTCCAAAATTGTACTAGCTTAGAAAGTATTACTTTTGAAGCTGCTGAAATGAGCTTTGGCTCTCTCTGCTTACAAGGTTGTCCATTATTAACCACTGCTGGTCCAATTAGTGGTGATTATGCAATTAAATTTGCTTGGACTGAGAAGATTCCAGATAGAGTATTTAGTGCAGATAATTTTGGTGTTTTAGCATTAAGAAATATTACATTACCTGCTACAATTAAAGAAATTGGTGAACGTGCCTTCTCTCTTTGCGATAGCTTAGTAAATATTACTTTACCATCAGGCTTAGAGGTAATTGGAAACCTAGCATTCTTCTATTGTATTTCATTATCTAGTATCACTGTTCCAATGTCAGTTATTTCTATTGGTGATAATGCATTTGAATCTTGTACTGGTTTACGTAGAGCTAACTTATACTTAACAAGTAGTGATTTCAAGGTTGTTGATCCTTCTGATGGTTGGTTCTCACAAACAAACCAAAATCTTGATATTCATATTCCAGCAATTATTACTCCTGAAATGACCGCCAGTGTCTATGGTCCATATTGGAACTGCCATAGTAGTGGTATTGGTTTCTATAACTTAATTCCTTATACTAATGACTTATAGAGGTAAATTTTATGACAATTAATATTATTCAAACTATTACAAATATTCTTGATGAAAATCGTAAAATTCTTAGAACAGCACTTACAGAAGCTTATGTTTTGTATCCTGCAGAAGGAAAAGCTTTAAAAAATACTGTTACTGGAAAAGTTTTTACTAAATCTGTAAATCTTGGTAATAAGGGCCAAGTAAAAGATTATATTGAAATTGATTTATAGGGAGATAACTTATGCCAAGAGAAATCCCAAAACCTGTTAAACCTACAGTAGTTGATAATAGCACGACTGCCTCTGTAAAGGAGTGTCAGTCTGCCACTCGTCAACAAACTGATTATTCTGACTTAAAGCTTAAAACATTATCAGAAAATATTGCTAAGCTTTATGTTCCTTTTGCATTAAAAGATTCTGAATCTGTTGAAGATATTACTATTGATAATTTATCAAATGAAGCTTATTTATATATTGATGATAATGGAAAGCCAACAAAAATTGTTGCTACAACAGTTCTTAGAAAAGAAATTCGCTGAGAAGACTTAAGCGAAGAGGTTAGAAATAGACTTCAAGAATTAGCAGAATCTTCTAGTTTAGTTGCTGGTGACCATATTAGAATTCAAAATGGTATTATTAGCGCTGATGTTGGTGTTGAGTCTATTAATGGTAAAACTGGCGTTGTAAATTTAACACCAGAAGATATTGGTGCAGCATCAAAAGCAGAAGCTGAGACAAAAATTAATGCTGCTATAACTTATGCAAAGAAGTCAGAAGTATATACAAAAACTGAAGCAGCTACTAAAGCAGATTTAGCTTCTGCAGTAGCTAATTTAGAAATTACAATTGATGGAGGTAGAATAGAGTAATGAAAATTGAAGTTATTCAAATAAAACGCGGTAATCGTAGTGCTTTAATTACCTTCCTCAGTGGTGATAATAAACCAAAAGAGGGCGAACCAATCTTTGAAATGGATACTAAAAAGCTAAAGATTGGCGATGGTATTCATAATTATGAAGATTTAGATTATGTTGCTGGTGGTGGCATTGAAATTGAAGACGCTCTCGACGGACAAATTTTAATTTATAATGAAACTACAGACCAATGGGAAGCCAAAGCTCTTGCTGATGGTCAAAGTATTGAATATGGTGAAGATGGTCTTAGAATTGCAGGCTTTACAGGCGAAGCAAGTCAAAACGGTTTATTCCCAATGGCTAATAATGGTGGTTTAAGCTGGCAAAGAACACTTGACCAAACTGCATTAAATAATGCAATATCTACAGCACAAGCACAAGCAGATAGAGCAGCTCAAGAAGCTACTAATGCTAGAGGTGCTGCAACCGCTGCTGCAACTAATGAAGCTAATACTGCAGCTATGGTTGAACAAACTGCAGCTTTATATGGCTCTAAATTCTGGTATGGCACTTTTGCAGAATACCAAAGTGATGTCATTAATGCTGGAAAATTAAATGAAGGAACAATTTATTTTATTTCAGATAATCCAAATAACTAATTTATGTCCAAAGATTATATTATTTTTAATTCAGCTCCTAGATTAGATTTTACTTGCCGAACTCCATTTATTGAGAGTAGCAGTTCTTTTAATTCATGACAATCTTGGTATAATGCACAACGTCTACGTGAGCCTCGTTCTGAGGTTCCTGGAACTGTCTCAACTAGTAATTGTGATAGCAACTTTATTTTACAGAATATTTCTGCAACTATAAGGGTTCGTGGTAATTATACTTCTATGTATAATAAAAAGCCATTTAGACTTACATTGAGCACTCCTCAAAATCTTTTTGGTTTAAATCATGGACATGCTGCTACAAATTGGATTTTATTAGCTGATTATGGTGACAACTCAATGCTAAGAAATGCCTTAGCATTATATATGGGACAACAAATTTTAAGAGGCCATTGGGCCGCTACTTTTACTTTTGTTCAAATTTATATTGATAATGAATATCAAGGCTTATATTTACTTTGTGATGAGAAGGAAATAGACGAGCATCGTATTAATCTACCTGAGCCAGAAGCAGGTTATACAGGCGTTGATATTGGTTATTATATTGAACGTGATGACTACTATAATCAAGAACCAAATAACTTTGTTATTAAATATCCAACTGAGTATTATCCAGATGTTTTACCAGTAATTGGTCATGAAACAGATAGCTCACATGGTGTTGATGCACCAGAACTTGATGGCTATACTATTCATAATAAAGTTTATAGCCAAGATCAAAAGGACTTTGCTAAAAAGTATTTTCAATTAACTTATACTATTTTATATGAAGCGTGTGTAAATCAAGCTTATTATGAAATTAGCTCTTCAAATATAGCAGACTGGCAATCTTGAACTTTAGTACCTAGTAGTTCAAATAATCCAGTAGAAGTAGTCAGCAAAGTTATTGACTTAGATTCATTTATTGATATGATTTTAATTTGTGAAGCTGTCGGTGATCCTGACTTAGCTCACTCATCATTTTATTTTTCATTAGACATGTCTCCAACTGGAAACAAAAAATTGGCTCTGACATGTCCATGAGACCATGATAGAACTTTTGGTTTATGTAATGGTTTAAAAAATGCTGGACAAACTACTTTATGGTGTAAAGATTGCCATTATAACCCATGAGTATCTGTGTTACCTCAGGCAGATTGATTTATTACTTTATTAAAAGCAAGATATCAACAATTAGAACAAGCAGATATTTTTAACAAGTGTCTTAATATGTTAGATGATTATTCTGACACCTATGTAGATGACTTCGCCTTAAACTTTAGTAGATGAAATATTAGATGGGCATTTGATTTAACAGAAGTTAACCCAGTTAATATAGGTAGTATTAGAACTAGTTTCTATGATTCGATTACAACAGAAGCTGAAGCTAAGCAGCTTTTGAAAAGCTGAGTAAGTACTAGATTTAATGCAATTAAGCTAACACTTAATGGATTTAAACTTGAGGAGCATTTAACCGCTCCAATATTAACCTTTACTTTTAATGAGCCATTTACTTGTGAAGATAATCTTTATGATAACTTTGAAGACTGGTATAGTTTGACTGAAAAAGATACTCCGCATCCAAGAGCTGACGGAAAATTAAGTACAAGTAATTGTGATAGTAAATTTATACTACATGATGTTAAAGCTGATGTTAAAATTCGTGGTAATTATACTGCTTTCTATTCTAAGAAGGCTTTTCAAATTAGATTTAATAAAAAACAAAATTTATTTGGATTAAATAATGGTCAAAAGAATAAAAAATGGGTATTATTAGCAGAATATTGTGATAATTCTATGCTAAGAAATGCATTAAGCTTTTTTATGGCTAAGCAGATTTGTGATCATCAATGAGTTCCAACTTTTAAATTTGTTCATTTATATATTGAAGCTGGAGGTAAAAGTTACTATCAAGGTTTATATTTACTCTGTGATAATAAAGAGCAAAATCCAGAACGTGTTAATGTATTTGAGCCAGAAGATGGCTATGCAGGAACAGACATTGGTTATTTCTTTGAAAGAGATGACTATTTTAGAACCGAGACTGACCCAACTTTCTTTATTCAAGAAAATGAATACTTACCTCAACGTCCAGGATACATCAGTACTAAACCAAATACTTGGTCAAGACAAGATGGTGGAACAAGATTAGATGGAGACGGCTATACTATAAAAAGCACTATTACTTCACCTATGCAAGTTTCATTTCTTAAAGAACGTATGAAAAAGATTTATAGAATTATGTATGAAGCGGTTCATAATCAACGTTATTATGAACTTGATGATAATAATAATCTATCTTTTAGTACCTCTACAAATCCAATAGAAGTTTTGGGTAAAATTATTAATATTGATTCTTTTGTAGAAACTTTTATACTACAAGAGATTGTTTGTAACCCTGACGTTGGACATAGCTCATTTCACTTTTCTTTAGATATGTCAGAAACTGGTGATAAGAAGCTTACTTTAACAGCTCCATGAGATTTTGACTTAGCAATGGGAACTGTCCCATTCTTTGTTGAAGACCCAGTAAATAGTCCATCTTATATTCAAGACTGTACTTTAAATCCTTGGGTCAATATGTTACCTAATGCAGAATGATTTAGAAATCTCGTTAAACAAAAATGACAGGCATTATGAGAAAGCGCTTTCTGTAGAAAATGCATTAATATGCTAGAAAAATATTCTAATGACTTATTATATGACTTTGAATTTAATTTTAGAGAATGAGATATTGGTTGGGCTTGGAATGCTAATAAAACTTGAAATTTAGAACCTAAACCATTAATTATTATGGGTATTGCTTATGTTACTGGAGTTCACCCAATAACTAATATTAGAAGTATTCATTGGAGTATGGCAACTGAAGTAGACGCAAAAGATTTTTTAGTTGACTGGTTAACTGCAAGATTCTGGTCTCTTAATTCAATTTTCGAGGGACAAAGTAATAGCTTTGTTGAACCTTTACCAGATCCAATACCTAGTAGACCAGGTCCTTATATGTGTGTTAAAAGACCTAATGGTTATTTATTAAAACGTGTTCATATTTTTGGGGCAGGTAATATTAGAACTATCTTAGGAAATAATATTTCTGCTCAAAATGCAGAACAAATTTTATATAGACTAAGAGATCAAACATTTAAAACTTATTTTAGACTTGATCTTGAAACTGGTGGCGAGCGAATTAGTGAATTTAATGGCTATACAAATTGGTTCCCAGGTTGTACTACTTATGGTTTTGTTAGATATAATGATGCTGATATCTATAATAAAGTAGTTATTGATAATGAAACTCATTATGTTAAATCTGGCAATGCTGTATTACATTATAGTCAAGGTCAAGCAAAAGAAAATTCTACTGTTGAGATACTAGAAGCATTAGATGGTATAGATATGAATCTAACTTTGAGAGGTAGATTACAGCCAATGTGACACATTAGAACTAATAATGGTATAGAGGGTTATATTAATGCTAATGTTGTCTCTGATGTTTTTTACAAAGTAAAAAATAGCTAAATTGCTAAAAATTAGCTAAATTAATTGATAATTCAAATTATTTAAAGGAGAAAAACCAATGTCTGCAAATAATTTTAAGTTAACTTTAGACACTGTAGCGCCAAATGCCGCTGCTTTTACTTCACCTACAACGCAAGCGTTGGTTAAAAATAATATTACTGCTGAGTTTAATACAGATGGTGCCTCGTATATGAAAGTTTGGGCAGATGATAGTAATAGTACTGCATCTGTTCCAAGTGGATTAAACTGGGTTCCTGCTGCTTCTAGTTATAATGTTGTTTTTAATGCAGATGGAAACTATTATTTACATGCAATCTTTATGGATGATGTTGGTAATACATCTGCTATTAAACATTCCGGTCCAGTTAGATCTGATACTGTCGCTCCAACTATTGGTGCAACATTATATGCTTATGACTTAGATAATACTTCTAACCATAGTTATACAAATGATTTAACCTTTGGTATTCATATTGAAGCAGCTGATTCCGGCACAATTCAATCTGGTTTAAGAGAAGTTACTATTGCCTGTGCTGACTTTACAAGCACTGTTACTATTAATGAATCAAGCTTTAATTCTACTACTCATGTTTATGAAGGCACTTTAAGTTTTCCGCAAGGAACCTTAGATGGTAATAAAACTCTTACTATTACTGCTTATGATAGATCTGGCAACTCTGCAACAAGTCAATGCACTATTTATTTAGATACAAGTATTGCAACAGTTACTACAACATTAAAAGCAAATGCTAGTGATCAAAATGATTTAATTCAATATTTAAACGCAAGTAATAACGGCTTTGTTGCCATTATCAATACTAATGATACTGATATTATTGAATATCAATTATATGGTGATATTCAAAATAATGAAACTGCTGTTTGGCATACATGACCTCAAACAACACCAGCAACAACTTCTATTACTATTTCTAGCTTAGCTTTTACTACTACTGATGGTACTAAAACTGTTAATGTTAAATTAAAAGACGCTGCTGGCAATATTTCTACTGCAAATCCTGTTACAAGGGTTTATGATGCAACTATTCCAGCTGTATCTATTTCAAGAAGTAATGAATGGATTGCTGCTGGCTATGGTACAATCAATAGTGCTACTATTTCTTATACTTGTTCTGATGCTACTTCTGGTCTAGCTTCTGGTAGTCCAGCATTTAGTTATAAGAAGGGCTCTGAAGGTGAATGGAGAACCTTAACTGAAATTTCTGGTGGAAGTTTTAGTTTTGGCGTTGCACAAATTGCACAAGCTGATAAAACACCAAGCGCTGCAGGAGCTTATACTATTAGAATTGTTGCAACAGATAATTCTGGAAATACAACATCAGATTCTGTTATTGTAAATATAGAAGAGTCATTTGAAATCGATTCATTAGCTTTGGGTGGATATGAAGCTTATCAATACTATTATCGTGCCGCTACTGAAAATGCTATTACTGTTACAGTTAACAACTCAACAGCTCCAGGTTCAGGACGTGCAAATTTACAAGTTTGGACAAATACAACTGCTAATGATACAACTCCAGCAAATGGTGCTAACTTAATTGCTTGGACAAATGCTTCTCAAGAAGTTGCATCATCTAGTATTGTAAAAGCTTTTGTTGCAGATTCTGCTACAAACTTCTTACATGTTAAAGCAATTAGCCAGGTTGGTAATGTTGCTTATAAACATATTCAATTTACTGTTGACCATACTGCTCCAGAATTTAATGCATCTATTGTAACTAGTGTTCCAACAAATAGCCCATCAATAAATATTTCTGTCTCAAATATTTCAGATAACTTTAATGACGGTGTTGATAAAATGAGAATTACTGCTGCTTCTGGAACAACATTTGCAAGTGGCGCTACTAATGGTTGGATTGCTTGAGCTAATGGTACTTATACCCTAGAGCTTGACTCCCAATTAGGCAGTGGTACATATGGTGCTATTGTAGAAGTTAAAGATAAAGCTGGTAATATCGCAACTCAAACATTAACATGAGAATATGACGATACTCCACCTCTTGGAACTCTTGTATTAAGAGAAACTGATGGTACTACAGCTAAAATCTCTCCAACTGCTGATAAAGAATTTAAAGTTATTATTACTTATAATGAAGATGCAACAGACGTTTACAGTCATGTTCAATATAAAATTTGAGGTGACTTTGCCTTAACAGATGGTGGCACTCAAGTTACTGAATCAAATGCTGTTTGAACAACCTTAACTGCAGCTTCAATTACTACTGATACATTATATTGCACTGCGAATAGCGGTTCAAATGCTAACGGTGAAACAAAAACTATTTATGGTAAATTAAAAGATGATGCTGGTAACGTAACTTCATTAACTTCTAGCTCATTCATTTATAACCCAAATACTGCTGAAATTACTATTAGTAATGTTTCAAATGAAAGAATCAGTTGTGTTCATGTTCTTAGAAAAACAGTCAATGAGGGAACAGTTTCTGATTTAACTACTTATGCTGATTTAATGTCATTTACAGTTAATTCAGACCAAAATCTTGTTGAAATCAAGGTTGCAGCTTATGCTGATGAAGACTTCCCAACTGCTACTACAACAGGTGCACAAATTACTACTGCAGCTCTAGTCGCTGGTCAAGGTTCTAATGGTGCTAACTATAATGCAACAGGTAATCCAATTACACTTCCTATCACTGTTATTATTGATGGTAAAGATTATCGTGCAGCTTTAGGCGGAAGTGACCAAGTTAATGTTGATGGAACACATTATGTATTAGTCTTTGGCAAAAATAATGCTGGTCTTTGGTCCGTCGCTGGCACAAAATTTGACGCTGAATAATTTAAGAATTTAATATGGAGAATAGCTGGAGGTAATATAATACTTTCAGCTACTTCTATTATAAGGAGATAAAAATGGCAATTTTTCCAACAATTACCTATTTTAATGTTAAACATACTATAGACGGTGGATTTTTTAATGGTAGTATAACTTATCAAGATGAAGATATTACCGTTGCTTTTAATGGTGGTACAACTGATAGTATTACTGCCTATAGAGCTTCATATAATAGCCCATTTAATTCAATTACAGGTAGATTTAGTTCAAATATGGAATTAAATCGTTTTGAAATTAGAGTTACTCCAATGAGTCCAGCAACAGGTTATTCAGATGACTATGGGCCAGGAATTGGAAATCTTGCTTATTTTACTCAGGGTATTTCTGCAAATACTTTAACTAATTTTAGCATCTCGATTACTCCAGAAGTTTTTATTGGAAGCTCTACTAATACTTATAGAGTTTGCTTAATGGCACAGAGTAGTATAGACCATTCATGAGACTTTACTCAGCTATTTATGGTTGTTGGTCCAAGAACTGTTTATAAGCCTGTTAGTTCAGACGGCTATGAGGTTCACAGTTCAGCTGAAATTGCTAGTGAATAATAGCTAAATAAATAGAATTAAAAAGAAGAGTTTTAAGGGGCTCTTCTTTTTATTATTTGCTAAATTATACGAGATTAATTTTAAGAAGGAGACAGCATATGGCAGAGTATCAAAGTATATTTACTGGTCAAGAAGTTGATAATGCGCTAAGTAAACTTAGAAGTTGAATTGCTGCAGACGCTACTACTAAACCAACTGATGGCACTGATACAAATATTTCTACTGTTACTATCGATGGCAGCTCTTATGCTGTTCTTTGGAAAGTTGTACCAACTTCTAGTAATACAGTTTACGGTTTAGGTTTACATACTACAACAGGTCGTATTTATCAAATTTGTGCAGATAGAGGCTTATATACAGCATTATCTTTAGATAGTAATTCTGATACAAGAAATACTGCTGGTTCTGCAAACAGTGACGCTAAACTTTTATTAGTTGGTGCTGGTTCACAAAATGCAAATGGTGTTACTACATATACAAATACGAATGTTTTTGAACAATCAGGTAATTTATATGCTAGTTCTGTTTATGTTGGTTCTGGTGACCCAGGTGATTCAACAAGAAAGAAATTAGCTACTGAGGAATATGTAACAACTCGCGGTTATACAACAAATGAAGGCACCGTTACTAGTATTACAATGAATAGTAATACAAAGAGTCAATCCGGTGGTGTTGTTAATTTAGGAGATGTTGTTACAGGTGGAACAGTTCAATATGCCCACCCAAGTTTTACAGGTAATACAAATACTACTACTGATGCAAATGAGCATTCTGGTGGCACAGCTACTGTTGCTTCATCTACTCATACTCATGGTATTTCTCTTACTTCAAATAATAGTAATGTTCAAGGAAGTATTGCTTATATCGAAGCTTCTGGTGGAGCATCTGGAACAACTCAATATGCTGGTGCCGCTTTTACAGGTGATAGTGCAAATACTTCTGTTACTGCACCAAATAGCGGTGGAACAACTTCTGTTGCTAGTAGTACTCACATTCATACAATTTCTGTTGGCTTTGAAACTGGTGCAACACAAGCAGCTGCAGAAGCCGCATTAGCCACTGCTACTGCTAGTGATTCAACATCAATTCCAGCAAGTGTTAAATATTTAGAAGACATTACAGTAACTTCTAAAAATTTATCTGGAACATTTAGTGGTACAAGTGCTATTACAACTACTCCAAATTACCCAGAAAACTATACAGGTGTTGAAGTTCCAACAGGTGCACATACACATACTTATACCCCAGCAGGTTCTGTTTCTTTAGAGGGTGTTTCAACTCAAGGCGCAGGTCCTCAATATATTTATAGTATTGATTATGAAGCACCTACTGCTGCTACTACTCCATCTGTTGCAAAAGCAGACCATGTTCATAGTTATACTCCAAGTGGTTCTATTAATTTAGACCCGACATCTTCTAGCACAAAAGATACTTCTGATGTTAATAATCCAGTAGAATTTGTTGAATCAGTTACTTTACCCGTAGCTACTGCTACTGGCACTGCTGCTATAAGTGGTCATACTCATACTTATGATAAAACTACCAGCGTTACTTTAACTATTGATAACGAAAGTGGTGGGGTTGTTATTGCAAAAGATATTACAGGCTCTGCGGCATCTGGTGATCCAACAACTAAATATTTACATTGGAGTGCTGGAACTACTCCTGCAAGTAGCGCAACTCCAACATATACTGATACAGACACAGAAAATGATAGTGGTAATGGACAAGCTGTTGCATCAACTGCTCATAGACATAGTTATACTACTTATAGTTTAACTGGCTCAAATACTACACATACTCCTAAGTATATGAAGTTTAACGCTGGCACAACTCCAAAAGCTAGTGCAACAGTAAACTATGATGACACTGCAGCTACTGGAACTGCTACTACTTTAACTGGTAGTGAAACAAAATATCTTACAATGAAGAGATCTACAAGTGGCTCAGGTACTTCTGCAAGAAGAACATTAAGTATTAAAGGTTCACAAGCTTCTGATACTGCTGCTGCATTAAATATGAACTATATTGAAAGCACAAGCTCTTCAACTCATACACATACATATAGTAAGACTTCTAGTGTTACTTTAAATAATGGTACTGCTCCATCTATGAATTTCAATACTAATAATTCATCTGACTTCCCATATGTTGCAGCTATGAATGATAGTAGCTTAGCGTTATCTCCAAGCACTGAATATACTGGTGCTCCATATAAAGGTGCTAGTAATGAATCTGCATCTGCTACTGTTGCTTCTCATTCTCATACACATAGTTATAAGAAAACAACTGGTGTTACATTAAATGCTGGAACCGCTCCAAGTTTAATTTCTAATGAAACAGCTGCTAATGGTATTAAATATTTACAAGAATATGAAGTTTCTGGTGGCTCATGGTCTGCTGTTACTACAAGATTAAAAGCAGCGCCAAATCATACTTCTACCTTATCTGATGGCAAATCAACTGCTAATACTGGTACAGTTACTGCAGTTACTGCTATTGGTAATGGAGATGTTACAACAAAATACTTACATCCAAAGTTTACAGGTGGAACTGCAAATACTGTTGCTACTGGTAGTGGTAGCACAACAACAGTTGTTGGCAGCTTAACAAGTGGTACTTTTGATATTACAAATAAATGAATGACTGCCTCATTTACAGGTAGTTCTGGCTTATCTACACAAGCAACTGCATCTCGTGTAGATGTTGCTCCAGCTTCTCATACTCATAATGTTACTGCAACAGGTAATATTACGCTCTATGATAATGCAGGTGGTAATGTTTCAGTTATCTCTAGCATTACACATACTCCACAATACTTTATTGCTGCTCCATCTATTGGCAGTCCAAGTGATAGTGGTACTTTAGTTGCAACTGCTGAACACACTCATACAGTTACTCCTGCTGGCACCGTTGCATTATCTCTTGCTGAAAATACCGCAACAGGTAAAATTGGCGTTATTACAGGTGTTTCTAGCGGAACAGACACAGTTAAATATTTAACTGCTTCTACTGGTTCTGCTGTTGGTACTGAAACTGTTGCTTCTCAAGGACACTCTCATGAAGTTGTTCCAACAGGAACTGTTTCACTTGGCTTAGACAATGTTTCAACAGGTGATGCAATAGTTACAGGATTAGATAAGAATTAGAAAGGACTTTAAACTATGGCTGATAGAATAGATCAACTTACTATAGGTTCAACAAGTTATGATATAGCATTACCTGCTGATAGTAAAGATACAATGTTTTATGACACTGCCTCTGCTACAGCAAATGCTTTTACTGTATCTATTCCAGATGTAGATGCTCTTTACACTGGTCTTGCTATTAATGTTAAATTTAATGCTGCAACAGCTGACGGCTGTACTTTAAAAGTCAATAGCTTAGATGCAAAACGTATCTATTATCGTACGGGTGAATATTGCACAACTCATATTGCTGCAAATATGTATGTTACATTAGTTTATAATGGAACAGGCTGGGTAATGCAAGGTAGTTATTGGGCTAATACACACAATTCTCATGGTGTTACTGTTGTTTCTGGTAAAAAAGCTGATGGTTCAACTGATATTACTGCTTCAAGTAGCCAAACTACATCAGGTTTACATTCTGTTACATTAGGAGCTTCTGGTGTTACAGCAAATGCTTATGGTGATTCTTCTGCTCAAACTCCAGGCTATGGTTCTACATTTAAAGTTCCATATGTCCGAGTTAATGCTCAAGGTATTGTTACTGAAATTTCTGAACATACAGTTAAAATTCCAGCATCAGATGAACAAAATACTGCTCATAGTCATGATGTTGGTACTGGTTTAAAATTTGCAAGTGGTTCTGCTACTGGCGGTATAAATTCCTCTGATAAAGTTACTTATGAACTAAAGCAAGCAGCTACTAATGAAATTGGCGGTATTAAAGTTAGCACTGTTAATGCTTCAACTGACAATGTAACAATTGGCAGTAATAAAAATTATGGGGTTAGAACTAACTCTGATGGTAGCGCCTATGTTAATGTCCCTTGGACAGATAATAATACTGATACAAGTGTTACTGCTGTTGGAAATCACTATACACCAAGCGGTGGTAGTGCAATAACAGTAACATCTTCTGGCACAGCTACTCGTAATTCTACAGTTGTTTTAACTGGAATTACTGCTGACGCTGCTGGACATATTACTGGTGTTACTGCTTATACGTTACCAGCTTCTGATAATACAAATACCTCACACTCACATAGTGCAGGTGTTGGTTTAATTGGGTCTGGTTCAGCTGGAACTGGCAGTGGAACTTATGACTATAAAGTTGCATTAGTAGATGAAACTAAGTCAACTAATGCTGCAACATACACTGCTGGTGGCAGCACTAAATTCTATGCTGTTCAGTTAGATAAAAATGATAAATTAGGTGTTTATGTTCCTTGGGTTGATAATGATGAAGATACTCATTATACTAAGTATTTCCAAATTAAAGGTAATGGAACAGAAGCTGTTAAATTTACCCAAGATTCAGATAAATCATTAAATATTAAACCAGGCTCAAATGTCACTGTTTCTGCAGCTTCTGGAGAAATTACAATTAGTTCTTCTTATACAGATACTAATACAGCACATAGCCATGAAGCTGGTGATGGCTTAGCACTTACTACTGGTAGTGGCTATGGTACAGGTGGCATTAGTGAAACTATTACTAAATATTATTTAAAAGTTGCAGGTGATGGCACTTTAGGTGGCATTAAACTTGGCTATAGTGCTAATGGTAAAAATTATCCAGTTGTCTTAGATAGCAATAATAAAGCTTATGTTAATGTCCCTTGGACAGATAATAATGATCATTATACTTATACTTTTAAAGTTACAGATAACGCAGGTACTGAGGCAGTATCTTTCGCTCAAAATGCAAATGCTTCTCTTAAATTAGCTGCTGGTGGTGCAACAACTGTTACTAAAACTGCTGCTGGTGAAATTACAATTAGCTCAACAAATACTTGGACTGCTAATGCTGTCGGTGTTGCCGGTTATGTTGCAGCACCAACAAAAGCAAATAATGCTAATCAAGTTTGGAAGTGTGATGCTAATGGTAATCCAGGATGGCGAGATGATACTGATACTGATACATGGAGACCACTAGGTACTGGTGCGACAGATGCTGCTGCTGGTAACCATACCCATACAACTATTGTTGGTTCTTATACCTCTAATGGCGGTCAACAAAATCCAAATTATTTTGGCACAAATAAAGTTGGTGCCTTAATGATGAATACTACTGTCAACAGTAATAGTCAATATAAAGATTGATTATTTATGGACTGCTATAGTGGTAGTGATGTTGGTGGTGGTGTTGCTATTGGTGTTAATAGACAATCTCTTGGCGCTTATATTATGAGAAGTGCTGCTGCAAGAGAAACCTGGGCTGAAAGTGCAGAACTTTTAGGCACACACCACTTAGGTTTTTCTACCAACAATACTAATAGAAATTATGCGGTAGGACTTAGCAGTGGTAAATTATATGTAAATGTTCCTTGGGAAGACCATACTTATAACTTTGATGGAACTACTTTCTATTCTGGAAATGAAAGTAATGCTGAACATAATGCTAATAATGCGGTTAAAAATGGACATTATTATTATAGCTCTGGCGGACCATCTACTGACTTAGGTGCTTCTACTGGTGATGGCGCATTATATGTACAATCTTATAGTGATAGTTGAGTAGGACAGATTGCACAAGATTATCGAAATGGTCGCTTATTTGTTCGTGGCAAAAATAGTGGTACATGACAATCATGAGTTCGTATTGCAAATTATGATGAAAAAGCAGACAGAGCAAGTGCTAATAGACCTGGCGTAACAAAATTATATAGAAATGACCATGATAGTGCTTATAATGTTCAAACTTACCATGATGGAACATACTGGGTATTATATGGTTATAATGGTGATACTGCTCATGCTGGCTGTAGAGTAGCTTATGCTGATAATGCTGATCAAGTAGATGGTCTTCATGTACATTCTGGAAGAAATAATGAAGCAGATAAGATTGTTAGAACAGATAGTAATGGTTATCTTTTAACTGGATATATTAATTCATCTTCTGGCGATGAAAATAACTCATCATCTCCTGCAAGAATTTGAGGAACTAATGGTAATGATTCTTATCTAAGAACATATAATTCTGCTTATGTAAGTGTTGGTTCTGCAACAAATGCTCGTTATGTAATTGGTGATGATAATGCTGCTAGCCCTGGATATGCTTTATTACAAAGTGGAGCTGGCAGAGGCGATGCTTCACCTGCTGGAGATACCTGAATTTATTATGATACTCTTGGTGGAACAAGTAATCCTTGGGGTATTAGACATGATCAAGGTCCTAATACTATTTCATTTATTGGCTCTGGAACAGCAAGAATTAAATTAGACTTATCAAATGGTAATATTACTGCTAGTGATGTTACTGCTACTAACATTAAGAACTTATCTACTTCTGGTGGTATCTATTGAAATCCATATGTAGAATCCTCCTCTGATAGTTCTGATGCTGCTTCTATCACTTTAAAAACAAGTGGCGCTGCAGGTGGTACAGAATTATGTATTAGTCAACAAAATGATGCGAATGATATTATTAATCTCTGTACTAATTCTTATATCTATATGAATAGCAAACGAGCATTTAATATCAGTGATAGTTGGCTAAGAATTAATGAAAATAGTGGATTTAGTTCTGGTATTTATACAGGAAGTTCATTAATAAGAAGTGATAATAGATTAGAAGTTGGAAGTAGCGGCAGTGCATTTGCTGCAAATAGTAGCGGTCAAGTTTATGCTGATGCTTCTGTTCAAATTAAAAATTGCACAATGCAATATAATTCTGCAGAAGCTTGCTTAGATTTTATCTTTTCATAATATAAATTAGAAAGGAATATATGAGTTTAATACATTGGTGGCCTCTTAACGGTAATTTAAATGATCAAGGCACTTCAGCTATATCTTTAACTAATAATGGTGCAACTGTTAATAGTTCTGGAAAACTTGGAAGCTGTTATTATTTTAATTCTACTATTTTAAATAGCAGTGCTTTAGATTTATCATCTTGCTCTAATGGCTGCTCACTTGCTATTTGAGCTAAAATTCCAACAAGTCATTCAACTTGATCACAAATATTTGTTTTAGGAACTTCTGGGACAAGTTGGAATAATATTAGAGTAGGTATTGATATAAATAGCTCTGGTATTCCATATTTTAATGTTTCTAATGGGTCATCAAATACAAATATTAACTCAGGTGCAGCAATTAAAGATGGTATTTGACATCATATTTGTGGCACATATGATGGAACAAATTTAAAGTTATATGTTGATGGTGCTTTAGTTAAAACCGGTACAACTTCATATGTTCCAGCACTATCAAGTGCATATATTTATATTGGTGGTAATGCTGGCGGTGAAAAATTTATTGCGGGTTATTTAAATGATGCTCGTATTTATGACCATGCATTATCCCAAAAAGAAGTAAAAGAAATTTCAAAGGGTTTAGTTTTACATTATAATTTTGAGCAAAATATAAATATACTTGCGAATGTAGAACCATATCCAACATTTGATACATCTTCTTCAAGCGGTGGCTGAGGTCAGTGGGGTTCAACTGGTAATCAAGGGTATTATGCTCAAAATACCGATAAAAAATATATCTACCCTGGTTTTAGTAATTATTCTCATAAGTTTGGTAATAGTGCTGGAGCAACCAATCCATATTTATTATATCATGAAAACATCTTTGATGGGGGATACCGTTCATTCCAAGCAATTATTAAATCAAAAAATAGTGAGCCAATTACAGACAGTATTTGTTTTCCAGCTTGAAATGGACAAGTTGATGGAAGTGTTCCAAATAGCCATTGAACATCTATTGAATCTTTAGGAGATGGTTTCTACCTTTGTAAAGTTGAGGGTATCAAACAAAAAACAAGTCCGAGTAGCACAAATGATCATTTAGTTGGTATTTATGTTACTGCTGGCAATGAAGTTTATGTAACTTGTTGTTACTTAGAAAATAATAGAACAGTTTGCTCTGATATTTTTAATCAACCAACAGACAATCTTGTAAGTGACATTTCAGTCGGTGGCCGGGTTGTACGAGATAATGCTAGTTCTTTACATACAAGCGGTAGTGATGGTGATACTTATTTTTATGTTCATTTTAATAAAGAAATGACATTTGGTAAATATTATGTTATTACCTGCGACGTAAGTGGTTTTTCTAGCTACACAGATTATTGAGATTTTCCAATTTGTGCACAAAGTTATGCTGATACATTAAGGTTAAGAAATGGGTTTTGTTATGCAATATTTGAGTATAAGTCATCTCAATGAACAGATGCAACTAAAATGATTCTTGATGACTCTGGTTTTACAAGTGGTGTAAGATCAAGAAATATTTATATAACTAATATAAAAGTTTTTGAGCTGCCTAGGATAATAGACAACAGTGGTTATGGCTATAATGGCAATCTCTATAACAATGCTCTTTCTGTTAGCTCTAGTGGTGGTCCAGGTAAATTAGGTTTAAGTTTATTAGAAACAAATCAATATATAAAAACATCTAACTTTAGTTTTTTAACTACGGGGACTGTTATTATTTGAGCTAAATATCCAAGTTCAAGTGCATATCCTAAAATGTTATTGGCAGAAGATACAAGCACAACATATTATTTTGCTGCAGTTAATTCTGGGGGTGGCTGGTATCATAATAGTGCTGGAAGTATCACAGCATATAGAGATGGAGAAGTCAATAATTATCCATTACTTGATGATGCATGGCATTGTTATGCTTTTACTGGGGTTAATTTATCGACATGGCCCGGTAATTTAAATATTTGTTATTATGGTGGAAGTGGTGCTGGAAGTTATACATTCCATGGAATAATTGGAGATATTAAAATATATAATACTACCTTATCTAGCGCTGATATAGTGGCTGAATATAATAGAAAAGCTGCTATTGATAGAAGTGCAAATTTATTTACTGGAAATACTATTGAGGCATCTAATACTTTTAAATTTTTAGACCTAAATAGCACTAATTTTCCAGGTGCATCTTTTATTGATAATAATATAATACAAATTAGTGGACATTGAGCTGGATTCCAATTTGCAAACAGCTTATTTACATATGGAAAATACTATCATATTTCATTTGATGCACAGCTTCATTCTGGAACTTTAATTAATATTTTAGGGCACAGCAATAACTGATCTCCAGTTACTTGATATTTAGATGGTAAAAAAGGAGATACTAGTTGAGGTGGGGCACCTGCTGCAACAACAACAAGTGAAGAAGTATTAAAGGATGGTAAATGGCATCATTTTGATATTTATACAAGGTACGCAGCACAAAATGATAGTTATGGTTTCTGGGTTCAGGTTAATAGAACTGATACCTCTGGTAATGCAACAGTTTGGTTTACTGGCCTTGGAATAGAAGAAGTTGATAGCACTTATAATTATGGAAAAACCTCAATAGATAAGAGTAATTTTGTGTCAACTTATGAGGTTATTGAAGGGCAATCAACTGCAAAATTAAGTAAAATTGGTGCAGTATGCATTAATAAGTTAATAGAAAATTAAGAAAAAAATTAAAAAATGTATAATATGTTAGGAGAACTTTTATGGCTGATTTAAATAGTACAATAGTTCGTGGTAAATTAAGAGTAACAGATGATGAAAATATATCTGGTAATTTAACTGTTGGCGGAACACTTTTAGGTAATGGCTCTGGTTTAACAGGCTTAAATGCTAGTAATATTTCATCTGGAACTTTAAATGCTAGTAGATTAGCTGATTCTGGCGTTGGCGCTGATAGTTATGGTCCATCATCTGATGCTAGCCCAGGTCATGAAGGAACATTTAGTGTCCCTTATATTACAGTTGATGCTAAAGGACGTGTAACAGCTGCTTCTACAAAAACTATTACTCTTCCTTCTGATAGTGATACCACTTATAACAATGCTACACAGTCTGCTGCGGGTCTAATGTCTGCTGCTGATAAAACAAAATTAGACGGAATTGCAGAAAGTGCAAATGCTTATTCTTTATCAGCTGCTACCGACAGTGCACTTGGTGGTATTAAACTCGGTTATACATTACCAGAAGGTGAATCGAAAAAATATGCTGTTCAATTAGACTCAAATAGTAAAGCATATGTTAGTGTTCCATGGGAAAATTCTACTTATACAGTTAATAATGGTACATTTAAAATTCAAGCTGGCACTACTGACGCTGTTTCATTTACAGCTAATCAAAGTGGTAATTCTACTTTAAGTATTAAGGGTGGAGGTAGCACAACTGTAACAAAATCTGCTGATGGTGAAATAACAATTAGTTCTACAGACAATAATACCTGAAATGCAAATACAGTCACACAAGCTGGCTATGTCTCTGCGCCAGGTGCATCTGCTGCATATAAAGTTTGAAAAACTGATGCTGATGGTAATCCAGCATGACGTGATGATGCTACAGGTTCTTCTAGTAGTGGAAGTTCATTATGAGAGTCTGCAAATGACTTAGGTATTCAGCCAAAAAATGGCAATCCAGTTTGTATGACTGCTCCAATTCTTCTTATTCCTGGTACCCAAACTTCAGTACATCCTGCAGATACCGCAAACTATTATGGTTGATGCTTCTATCCAAATGGCTGTGTTGCCTCTAGATTTATAGATGCTTTTGATGATACAGGTGTAGTTATTAGAGGTGATGTATTTGTTACTGGAACGCTTTATCAGAATGCAAGTGGTCCGCACTCTGAAGCCTGGTTTAACAGTAATAACTGAAATTCATACTATGCTATGTCATCTGATAGAAGCCTTAAAGAAAATATTGCTCCTACAACTTTAGATACTAATAGTCTATTAGATAAGTTAGAGATTGTAGAGTTTAGTTTTAAGGCAGATGAAGACCATAATATAGGTATTGGTGTTATTGCACAAGATTTAGAAGCAGCTTTACCAGAAAGATATCGTAATGCATTAATTAGAGATGCTGAAATACCAAACCAAGAAACTGGAGAAGTAGAGCATAAATTAGGTGTTTGAGATGCTAAGTTAGCTTATGTTGCTCTTCTTGCATTAAAAGACCAAAAGAAAAAAATTGAAGATCTTGAAACAAGATTAGCTGTTTTAGAAAGCAAAGTAGGAGAATAATATTATGTCAAAAATTTATGTCGCAACATCTGGTACAGGTAAAACAGATTTCTGTAAAACACATTTAAATTGAGTAGATTTGGACTGGGCATTAGCTGAATATTTTCCAGGACCTTTTGCTGAAACCATCTTTAGTCGAATAGTTTTGTATTATAAGGCGCATGGTTATAATATTATGATTAATAATTTCAGAGCTACAAATGCTTTAGTTAGATTTAAGATTCCTGTAGATTGCATTATTATGCCAAAACCAGAAATAAAAGATGAGATTATTAATAGACTCTCTGAACGAGACCAAAATAGCACCTGAGCTACTGAGTATAGTCAAATTTTTGATACTGAAATGGAAGCTCTTAATCAAGTAGATTGTCAAAAAATTTATTTAGAATCTGGACAGTATGTCTCAGATATAATAAATGCTGATGGCAGTCTTAAAGAATAACTCCTAATTTGGAGTTTTTCTTTATTTATTGTATAATAAATATATGCAAATTAAAGTTCCATATCGTATTAATTGAGCTGGTGCTTACCTTGATTGTATTAATGAACCAGTTCTTACTTCTACAATAGATAAATATATTATAGCTGAAAGTAATAAAAGAGAAGATAAAAAACTTTCTATTACTTCCAAAGAATTTTCATATTATGAAGTAAACCTTCAACCGCAGTCAAAAAGAAGTTATACTTGGACTGATTATGTTGATGGCTGTATTAATGTCTTTGCAAGAAATAACTTAAAATTAAATACTGGCTGTGATATTACTATTTCTAATGATTTACCAAGTGGCTTAGGTGTTTCATCATCAGCTGCTTTTATTATCTCCATTTTAAAAACTATTTGTTATTGGAATAATTTAGAGTTAAGTGATAATTTAATAGTAAAATTTGGCTATTGGGTAGAACATAATTATTTACAAATTCCTTGCGGCAGAATGGATTTTAAAGCTATTTTACATGAACCAGGTATCTGGAAAATTGATACAAGCACTTGTGATTTAGGTGCTGATATTAAATTAGATGATAAACATTATTCTGGTTTATTAATTTATAATGAACAACATAATCACTCAGCTGACAGAAAGTTTTTAGATAATGTTACAAGAATTAAAGAAGCAAAGCCAAATACTTTAATTAGTCAGTTTATTCACTTTGAAGAGTGTATTGTAGATTGTGCAAGCTGATGGGCAAATGAAGATGGTCTAACTGAGACTTATATGGGCGCATGCTTAACCCAAAGTATGCTTAATTTAAAAGTAAATATTTTTGAAGAAGAATATCATATTTGTGAAATAGATGGCGTTTATGGTGAGAAGCTTGTTGGCTCAGGTCTTAAGGGAGCAAAGTTTTTACTTATAAATTCAGACTATGAAGACCAAATTAAAGACCAATTAAAAGACTTTAACATAGTTAAATGTAATATATAAGACAGATAAATATTTGCTAAATTATTTGAGAAAGTTGTAATCAGATGGCAGAAGGTCAAGAATTTAGACGTGATCAAATAGCAAAGAACTATACACAAGAAGAATGAAATCAAATGTATAGTAATGCAGCAAAGCATGCAGATGAGTTAACTAAACTCTGGAATCAGATTTATAATAACCCATCAAATGCCGCTGTTCTTTTCTATAACAAAATGTATATGGCTGTTGCCTCTGGTAGATCTCTAGAAGACCCTGACCTCCAAGCAGAGATAAGAGCTTGGAATGCTCAGGCGGCAAGGTAAGGAGGGCGAGCAGATATGATTAGTCCTGTAAATGAACGCTGCATCGAACTCCGTGGCCTTAGCACTGACAAAAAGCCATTAAAGAAAGATTACAGATTACTTGGTAATGGCTCAACCTTCTTAGAGATGGATACTGCAATGCTCTGGATGTACGATGAAGAAAATGATAGATGGTTAAACATCACAAAAATTCAACTTGGAATCATGTAGTTAGGGAGGATATAGTATGGCAATAGATATGACCACTTATATCTTAGCCCGCGGCTATGCTGATGGCAAGATTGCTTCTTCTGAAGGGGGCAAGCCAAAAGATGTTGTTATTGACATTGAGGATGTCTCTGGTCAAATTCCAGAGGAAGACCTAGAAAAACTATTCGCCACTAATAATTCTGTTGTATATTTAGATGGAAAATTCTATAGATTAGCAAGAATTGAAGGCGATAATTATAAGTATATTAACTCAACAACTACTGGCGCAGGCCAAAGTTGTAATATGACAGAGTTAAATATAAATAAAAATACTGGAGAATTTACAACAAAACAAATTTTATTCCAAGGTTCTTCAGTTCAATATTTAGAAGATGAACTACAAAATCATATAACAGATACTTCTGCTCATGTCAGTTCATCTGATAGAACAAAATGGAACAATAAAGTTTCTGCGGAAGTTGAAGTTCTTCCAGATGGAACTTATAACTTAAAACTAACTAAGTAGAAGAGGAAAAAATTATGTCAGACAAAGTTTATATTTCACAAATTACTTTACCAGATGGTAATACTTATGATTTAAAAGACTTAGAAGCCAGAGGTTTAATTAGCCAATTATCTGCTGGAACATTGGCTTTTGTTAAATCAACTGCTGCAAATAAAACGCCTTATGGTGTTACTTGGAATGATGGCACAAGTGATATTGTTGGTTCATTAGTTGCTGCGTCAGGTACACAAGGTAAAATTTATTTAGTTCCTCATACAGTTAATAATAAAACAATTTATGCTGAATATGTTACAGTTGATGTTAGTGATACTTCTACTCCAAGTTATGTTTGGGAAAAATTAGGTGATACTGAGGTTAGTTTTGAAGGACTTGGTTCATTAGCATATAAGAGTAGTGCTTCGGGTTCAGTTTCATTTACAACTGCTGATAGTGCATCATTCTCAAATGGTTCTGTTTCTGCTTCTGCTACTTATACTCCTGCTGGCACAGTTTCTACTCCAACAATTACAGTTACTCCAGCAACAAGCTCTATTCCAACTAAATTAACTGATGGTTCTGTTAGTGCTGGTTCTGCCGCATCATTTACAAGCGGAACATTTAGTGGCGGTTCATTTACACAAGGTACAGACCAATTTGTTGCCCCAACATTAACAACAAGTGTTAGCGGTGAAGTCTTAACAATTAGCTTTACACAAGGTTCCTTTACACAAGGTTCTGATAGTTTCACAGCTGCTACACATGGTGCTGATACTTTCCAAGCTAATACTCCAACTTCTGTTACTCTTCCAACATATGATAGCACAACAGTTGTTACAGGAATTACAAGTGCTTCTTCTACACAACCAACCTTCTCAGGAACTGAAGCTACAATTAGTTCAACTGGTTCTGCATCTGGTGATGTCACACTCACAAAGACAGAAAAAACTGAAACAGTTACTGTTTCCTAATTAAAATAAAAAGTATTAAAAAAGAGCTCGATTTGAGCTCTTTTTATTTTATCTAAGCAATTGTTCAAGTGTCGTAAACCGTCGCGCCTTGGACCTTAATAACGTCGCCAGACGAGAATGTTCTTGCTGTAAATATTGCAATGTTATCAGAGACAGCAGCGGTCTCAGTTAAAGTGTTATTAATATAGAGGTCTAATGTATCACCATCATTAGTATAACATTTAACTTGTCTACTAGTAATAAGTGTAAACTCTTTGCCACAGATATGAACGAACTTACTTGTTGGGTTTCACCAAGCTTTATATAAATAATATGTATCTTTCTTAGTGACGTGATCTCTTTCAACAAGACCTTTATTATTTAGTCTCTTTAAGTCCTCATTTGTAGAAGTATTTTCACCATCTAAACAAATTGTATAACCTTCTTGTCTACTTGTGACCGCGAAATCAAATAAAACCCATTGTGATGTATAGATAAGTTGCGGATAATTCTTAATAGCCGCGATATGACCTTCATGTAATCACATATTATATTCAATATCGTGTCTTGGATTGTTGCCCCTTGTAGTAGTTGTCATAAAGTCTACAGAGTGGCAACGTTGAGTTCCACCGCAGCCGTATTCAGATAAAGCCATTGGTTTATTATGATTATTAGCATAACCTAAACAAGTATTAATTCTTGAAGATGGGTTATTAGTATTTGTATCAATATACCAACCAACATATAAGTTTTGACCAATATAGTCAACATCTGGGTCATTGAATGTGCCTAAGCCGTTTGGATAGCTATGGCTGACGACATAGCCGACATATCTTGAAGTGTCATAAGTATTAATAATAGCTTTATATCCTTCAATTTTTGTTTTTGCGAAGGTTTTATCATCAGTTGTAATTTCGTTTGCTAAACCCCAGAAAATAATAGATGGGTGGTTATAATGTTGAGTAACCATGTCTCTAACTTGACTACCTAAGTGGTCATAATAATCAGTTGGGTAAGTAGATTGAGCTTTATTGACCCAAGGAGTTTCTGTTTGAACGACAATGCCTAATTCATCACATCAGTCATAGAATTCTCTTGGATGCGGATAGTGGGCAGTTCGGATAAAATTACAGCCTAAATCTTGAATAATTTCAAAGTCATGGGCAATATCAGCAGAAGTAAGAGCATTTGCTTTATATTCCAAGTCTTGGTGCATGCAAACGCCCCTTAATAAATATGGCGCGCCGTTAAGTAAGAAGCCAGTATATGTTTCTCCTGGAATAACAGAAGTATTATTAAATACATAACTATAATATCTGAAGCCATAAGGTCTTGTAGAAGTGAAACATAAATCTTGGCCATCATAAATTTCTAAGGTGAAATCATATAAATATGGGTCAGATTTTCCGTTCCAGAGATGCGGGTTATTAACAGTAAAGTTAAATGTAATATCTCCAGTATCTGTTTGACTATCAGTATATGTATAAGTTCCGTCTGAGACAGTCAATACAACAGTGGCTTCACTTGCAACAGTAGTTTTAACAGTAACAGCTGCGGCAGCATCAGAAACAACTGAGCTAATCCAGAAGCCATCATAGCCGTAAATAGTATCAGGTAAAATAGCACCTGAGACTAAATAGACATCGCCGAGAGTTGCGTTAAAGTTAAAGTCACCAGCGCAAGGGGCGAGAGTATTTCTTGTTGTATTACAAATAGAAACTTGAATTTTATTTGACCCTAAATGAATATAATTAGTAATATCTACTGTGAATGAGTTATAACCGCCCCAGTGTGTAGTAACTAAGGAGTTATTAACATAGATTTCAGCAGATTGGTCAGCATGTTCAAATTGTAAATAAGTTGGTTGAACAGCATCTAAGGTAGTAGTTACAACAAAGTTATAAGTTCCCTTAGCATAGCCAGATGAGTGGCCGTCAATAGCATTTAATGAATAAGGTAATGTAACTGATTGACCCCCAATTCTCCAGACGTCATCTTGCTCTTCTGGCTCTGGCTCTTGACCATTAACATAAGTGGTCCATCCAGAAGGAATGCCTGCAACACCAGTAGACCAAGCAATACCATCAGCTTTGACAAATGTACCGACACCGGCAACACTAGTAACCCAACCTTCTAAAGCTTTACTTGCACTAATACTTGTTGCTAAACATTTAATATAATTTAAGCTTCCGCAACCAGTAAACATATGACCATAACATTCAGTTGTTAATGTAGTTGCATTAAGAACAGGGGCAGTTGTAATTGGGCATTCTTCAAACATATACCAATAAACACCTGTTGTTAATGTAGTAGCTGGAAGAGCCGGAGCAACTACTAAGTTAGGACATTTACTAAACATAGCTCTGTAGCAGTAATTAGTCAATGTAGTTGCAGGTAAAATTAAGTTTTCAGCATTAACAACTGCCGCTTGTTTAAATATAGAGCAGAATGCATAGGTAGCAGTTAAAGCTGTTTCGCCACTGAAATTATCACCATGAATTAAACTCATGATATTACCTTCAATGTCAAAAGTAGCAGTGCCACCAGTAAAACCAGAATAGTTAGACTTATCTTTCGCATAAGCAGTATTTGAGCCCTTAAATCTAATTTCATCACCTGTATAAACTGTAATAGTTGCACCACCACCAGTTGCAGCTAAATCGGTTCAAGCGCCATCATTTAAACTATATTGAATAGTTTTAGCCATACCTGAGCCAATAGACTTCCAGACAACAGTTCCGTTAGAAGTAATCTTAAATGTTAAATAATCTTCCGCGTAGTTATGAGCATCATCATAAACACAAACTACTCTAACTGTTTCACTTGTGTCGCCGCCTAATTCAGAATAAGCTTGAACAATAGTATCTTCAAAGATAGTAATTGGAGCATTATAAACAATATATTCACCAGTTTGATTTAGTCTATAATGAATAGATGCGCCAACTGTATCACAAGTAATAGTGACTAGCTGGCCATCACAAGAAATAGTTGGTTTTTTAAGACCAGTATAAGTGCAATATTCTGAGACAGTTACACTTGTGAAGCCATCTAACATAGAATAAGCTTCAACAGTAGTATCATTAACCATAGCAATTTGTCCAGTATATTCTTGGAAACTGCCAGATTGATTTAATCTATAATATGTTGTAGCACCTGTTTCATTTGTAGTAATAATAATATAACGACCATTACTACTAATACTTGGTGAGAGAACATTAGATAACTTAACAAGGGAGAAGTTTTTAACAGCGATATTAGAATATCTATACGGATCACCATTTTCATCCATCGCGTAGCCTAAGCAGACTTTTAAGTATTTAAGAGCTTCAATGTCCGGGAATTTATTACTTGCGCTAAAAACAATATTGCCTGATTTTAAATCTCGACAAATAAAATTATTTGAAGCAAGAGTTGGATCATAAGTAATTTGTAAAATATATTCAGCAATATTATTAGTCATACCAATTGGGCTAATTGTAGTATTAGTATTGTTACCTGTTGCAAATTGTGTACCTAATTGGACGTATTTATTGGTGCCAGATTGTCTAATTTGGAAGCCATACCAAGGAGATGGGCTTGCTCTTTTTGCAGTTAAAATATTATGGTGATTTTCGTTTTGGTTTGCTGGTTGATGAGCAAAGTCAATAACAAAGTCAATGTCTAAAATAAAGCCTCTAGTTGTGTCGAAGGCATAGTATTCAGTATTGATACCATCTTCAATCTCTTTACCATCACCGCTGCCGCCTGAAGTATCGATAGTATATTCGGTGACAACAGGATCACCATTATCATCATATTCAATTTCTTGTGTTGAACTATTACCAGATGCGTCAACATCATTATTTGTTGTTGATGTCGGATCGCCGTTTTCATCGTAGTTGTTTGTTTGACTTGTGCTGGAACCATCTGTATTAACAGTAGTTGTATTTTCGGTGGAACCTGCGACGTCGCCGTTCTCATCATAGTGAATAGTTTCGGAACTTGACTCACTTGAACCATCTTCATTTTCAACTATGGTTGCAGTTGTTTCACTACTTGTTCCGTCAGCATTTGTTGTAGAAGTGCTAGTTTCGGTTGTGACAGCACCTGTTTCTGGGTCTGGAGCAGAGGTAGTAGAAGTTGTTTCACTACTTGAACCATCAGAATTTGTAGTAGTAGAAGTAGTTGAACTCGAACCATCTTCATTAGTAGTTGTTTCAATAGAAGTAGAACTTGTAGAGCCATCTTCATTTGTTGTTTGGGAAGTAGTTGTTTCTGTAACAGCTCCGGTTTCAGGATCAGTTGTTGTAGTAGTTGTTTCTGTAGTAACTGAGCCATCATCACCAAGTGTTGTTTCAGTAGTAGTTCCGGCGTCGTATACAACATTAATAGTTTTAGTAGTAGTATATGTTGTATACACAGCCTGTAAAGTTATTTGGCCTGAATCAGTAATTGTGATAGCGCCTGTAGCATCAATAGAAGCATAAGCACCACCAGAAGTAATAGACCAAGTAGGAGTAACAACAGTAGAATTATATCTTGCAAAAGCATTACCAGAAGTGCCTGTAATTGTGTCGGCACATTCAATAGTTAATTGGTTATCATAAGAAATATTAATTTCAACAACGGCAATAGAATCTTCATAAGTACAGGTGATTTCAATATCTTCACCAAGAACGTCTTCATAAATAGTAACTTTACCATTTTCATTAATAGACGCGAATTGGTCGCCATATGAAATAATCCATGAACCAGAAACTACTCGACCATCATATTTACAAGTGCAATAAAAAACCTTGCCAACATAACTACTGTCAGCAATGATTTCAAGGGTATGACCCACTGGCATTAATTTTAATAATTGACGTCTGATTAGATTCATATTAGAAGAATTCGCCGACTACGACTAAATTATCAACAATGCTATATTCGTAAGTATGACCTGTAGTAAGAGTTGGAGCTTGTCCTGCTCCATAAACACAGGCATTTGGAAGGGTAATGGCTGCGTTTGCGCCTGCAGTAAATCTAAAATAATATTCCGCGCAATAACCAGCAGGACCTGCTGTTAATGTAATAGTCATGGCTTGATTAAGTGTTCCAAAGTCATAGACTTTATGAGAGTCTAAAGAAACATTGGAGGAGGCAGTTCCGCTAATTAAAGGAGTTTTTTCGATATTAACAAGGTCAGAAGTAATGACTAAAGTAGAGTTTCCTGTTAAAGTAGGAAGCTCAGCAGCGTAGCCATTCTTTGTTAACATCTCTGGGACGACTTCATATTGGTCTTCAACTGTTTGTCCCTCAACAGTTTTTGGAAGGTTTATTGTTTTAATATGTTTTTGAGGAAGCGCCATACCTATTACTCCTTTTGAATAATTCTCGTATAATTTAGCAAATTGTAATGTCCTTCGCCGTATAATAATCTAGAAAGAAAATTAGTAAAATCTGGCAAGAATTTATATTGTATAATATATTGAGGTATATTTTATGACACATGAAAAATTTAATAAAATTGTTGAAGAAATGCTCGAAAAGTGTAAAGCCACTTTAGGTGTTAAACAAACTGAGTATAATTTAGATAAAGATAGATTATCTTTCTTTAAGCAAGGTAATGATTTAACTCAACTATCTCCAGAAAGAACTTTATATATGTTTATGTATAAGCATATTAAAAGTTTAGCTGATATGGTGGCAAGTGAGCATAAATATTCTAAAGAACTTTGGGAAGAAAAGATCCAAGATAATATTAATTATCTTTTGTTACTTAGAGCATTATTAGAAGATGATGATATGTTTGATAAGAGAGGTTAAAAATAATGAGTCAAGAATACACAAGTTATATTACAACTCATGTTGCTAATGTTCAAAAAGCAGCAGACTGGTTATATGAACATCAAATTATTCCAGAAAAGATTTCATTTGGTTTACACGATGTTTCTAAATATACAGCTGAGGAATACAAAGCTTATGATGATTATTTCTATGGTAAAAGAACAAAAGAAGTAGAAAAAGCCTTTAATTATGCTTGGCTTCATCATATTCATGCAAATCCTCATCATTGGCAATACTGGGTATTAAAACACGATGATGAACCAGAAGAAGCTCTTGAAATGCCAGAACAATATGTCTATGAAATGATTGCTGACTGGTGGAGTTTTTCTCATAAGACAGGCAATTTAAGAGAAATCTTTGACTGGTATGCAAAGCATAAAGATATGGTTCTTCATGAAAACACAAGAAAATTAGTTGAAGGCATCTTAGATAAGATGAAGAAAGCTTTAGATGATGAAAATAAGTAGAATTGTTTTCGAGTCTGAACAAAAAGAGTTTGAATTGCCCTTTCCAATTTATATTAATACTTATGCATCTATCACAGCAGATAGACTTATTACTAAGATTACTAAATATGATTGGCCAAAAGAAAGACAGGGAGAGCTTAAGACTCTTTGTGAAATGATAAGGAAATGGTCAGGACGTTATATACAGGAGGAAGAGACTGATGAGTCAAGCAGATAAATATTTTATTTCAGAAGCAATTGAATTATTAACAAATGGTTTTAATGATAAGGACTATGAAGTCAGACCACATTGGGAAGATGGTACACCAGCTCATACTATTAAAACACATTGTGTTGTTCGTAGATATGATTTATCAAAAGAGTTTCCAGCTTTAACACTTAGAAAACAAGCATTTAAAGGCGTCGTAAGAGAGCTTTTATGGATGTGGCAGAAGAAATCCAACGTTGTTAATGAATTAGGCCCTAGCGCCGCGATTTGGAGAGCTTGGGAAAGACCTGATGGAACTATTGGTAAGACCTATGGTTATCAATTAGGTAAGGTTTCTCATTATTCTTACGGCGATTTTGATCAAGTTGATAACTTAATTTATTTATTAAAGAATAAGCCTATGGATAGACGTATGATCGTCACCATGTGGTGCCCAGAAGATTTACATGATATGGCTTTACCTCCATGTGTTTATGAAAGTCTTTGGGATGTAACTGACGGTAAATTAAACTGCACCCTTATTCAACGTTCTGGCGACTTACTTGCTGCTGCAAGTTCAGGCGGTTGGGATACTATGGAATATGCAATTTTAACGCATATGTTAGCCCAAGTTTGTGGTTATCAAGTTGGAACATTAGTTCATATCGTACATAATTTACACATTTATGATAGACATGTTGAAGTAGTTAGAAAGCTCTTAGAAAACCCAGAGTATGATGCTCCAACATTAAAATTAAATCCAAATGTCAAAGACTTCTATGATTTCAAAGAAGAAGACTTTGAATTAGAAAATTATCAAGCAACTAAGCTTGAAGAAAAGTTTGAGGTAGCTGAATAATGACAGATAAAGAATATATATTTGATGCCGGTGATGGTAAAACTACATTAAAAGTAAAACCAGTTGATATTAAAAATCATACTTTTAATAATTATGTTTGGGTGAATAATAAAGTTTATATTAAGTGCCCAAAATGCGGTAAAGTGGCTCTTGTTGATACAGGAGTAATTTTAACTTCTTACCCGCCACAATATGGCTGGCACTGTAAATATTGTAATACTGGCAGCTCTATGTTCACTTATGAGCTGTATGATGGCACATATGAACAGGTAACACCAAGTCAGGAAGATAAAGATTTATATGAACCACCAATTAAATGGACACAAGAAACAATTTCTATTAATGAAGAAGGCATTACTGAAGAAGGTGCTGCTACTTATACTATGGATAACAATGGTCATATTTCAATAGAAGGCGCCTTAGCTGAACCACTTAAAATTGCAGACCCAGAAGTAAAAGCTTATTCTAAATGTGAAATTTGCGGAGAAATTTTTGAGATTCCGCTTATTTATACAAGTATTCATAATGGTTTACATGAAAGTCCAAGACACATTTGTGAAGACTGTGCTGAAAAATTAAGAAAATTAATTGGAAAATAATATGACAGAATTAGAAAGAAACTTAGATGAAGTTACTAACTTAGCAATAGAAACAGGTGAAAAAATTGTTACTATTCAATGTCCTTGCTGCAGTAAGACTTTTTATGCTTTAGAAAGTGAAGCTGCTTATAGTCAAGCAAACCCAGCTGATACTTCTACTTTAAAGTATATTAGACTTGGTAGGAAATGCCCGCATTGTGGTTTTGCAGGTGGTTATAGCTCGGGTGATAAGTCGAAAGCTGAGTTAGATGATGAACAAATGAAAATTGAGATGGAAGCTGAACAAAAAGCTTTTGAAGCAGCTGAAAAAAGACAAACTCCCTGGTCAAAAATTTGCAGTCAAAGTTTAAGTTTTGAGGACCCAAAAGATGATTAAAGCTATTGTTTGTTGTGCAAAAGACTTTGGTATTGGAAAAGCCAATGGTCTTTTATTTAATATTCCCGCCGATATGGCACATTTTAAAAGTGAAACTATTGGAAAAGTCTGTGTATTTGGTTACAATACATATTTGTCGCTTAAACACAGACCATTAAAAGATAGAGTTAATGTTGTTTTATGGGCAGATGCTCCTTCAATTGATTGTTTAGAAGGCGCAATTACCTTTAGTAAGTTTGATCAAATGCTTGATTTTATTCAAAAGCTAGCTACTAGTGAAGATGTATATATTTGCGGAGGTGCGAGTTTATACGCTAGCATGCTCCCTTACACACAAGTAATAGATATTACATTTGTTGACGCTATTGACCCAGAAGCTACTGCCTTCTTCCCTAATATCAGTGAGATGCCAGAATGGCAATGTATGGCCGCAAGTCCTTATTTTAAGAATGACGGCTTAGATTGCCGAATGGCGTATACAAATGGTTATTCAATTAGCCAGCAAATTTGGAATAGAAAATAGTATAATATAATATGAATATAGAAACATTACGACCCCAGTGGGCTCAAATTAATTGGCCAATAGAGAAGCTACAAAATCATATAGCTAAGGCAAAATGCCCTAAATTAGATACTAGAAAAGAACTATCTGAAGAAGGTTGGCAAGCAGCTAAAGATATTTTTATGAGTGGCAATGCTGCTGTATCACAAAAAGCAATAATAGCTGGAACTTTTTATAATGAAAATGGCCAAAAAACTTTTTTGGTTTGGATTATTTTTAAGGCTAGAGGTACTGTATTTAAATTCGACATATATCTTCCAGAAAAGATAGGTGGCGAAATTACTTGTGTTAGGCAGATTGATGAAAGAAGCCCTCTTTGTGATAATATAATTAGCTCTATTGAAGAATATAGTAAGCTTCCTGTTGGTCATGGAAAATTATTACAGACAATGGGATCACCTATTTGGGAAGGGTCTTATGAAAGTAAATTACAAAAAAAGCTTAATAGTCATATTCAACAAACAATCTTTGAAGATAGTTGTAATGAGTTAGGAATTTCTTGTATTGGTCTCGACCCATTTGATGCCTATTGTTATAATGGAGACCCGGGTAAATTAGCAGACTATGATATTATCATTAATGGTAAAACTATTCGTATAGATGTAAAGCTAGTTAAAGATTTAGAAGAGTTAAAAAATCAAAAAGCTCATGATGCTAGTTTACTTATTGGTTCTGACTGGCATTCTGGTAAAACAGGTAGCTTTATAGTTAATGAACAAGTAGCAGATCTTATTAATAACGATAAATTTAATGAATTATTAGAGGTATTTAGTCGAAGATTGCGTGAAGCAGGCAGAGTATTTCTTCATATTGACTCTATAAATTTAGAAACAGACGAAGTGACTTTTAGTTTATTTGGAAATGATAAATAAATATTATATAACCTACTTTCAAAATATCCGTTTCATGACTGATGACAGCTTAATTTTGATAGATACCTCATTTTGGTCTCCAAAATGGCTTAATACAGCCAATGGAAAGCGTCAGTATATTAATGAAAATAACCTACTTATTGGTATAAAAGAAGAGAGTTTTTTACTCTCAGAGGAAGAAACTCCAGAAGAAATGTGTTCTGGAAGGCCTTGTGAGTACCAAAATAAATGGCCTGCGTGTGCATTTTTAAGTGCATATAGGCGACATTTAGATAAAATAGACTTCAATGGTTATCTAATTCCTGAGTTTGAACGCATTGCTGAAGATGTTAGGAAGATAACTCACTATAAGGGTGAACCAAAAATAGTCCTATTGGTTCATGAAAAACCCGATAATCCATGTTCTGAACGAGGACCTTTAATAGAATTATTCAGAAAAAATGGTATAATATTACAAGAGTGGACTAGAGAGGACGCAGAATGCATTTAATTGGTGTAATCCTTATTGTTATAAGCGTAATTTTATTCTTTGTTAGTGGGTATTTTTGGTTTTCCGCTTATAGCATTACTAAATCTACTAAAGCTTTTAAAGAATTTTATGATGCTTGTGTTGAAAAAGGACTAGAACAAGACGAAGATACATTGCTGAATCTTGCTCTTAAAATGAGAAGCAATGCTGCTACTACCTGTATGTTTTGTATAGCAGCAGCTTTAATTGGTGTATTATTACAATTTATATAGAAAGGATAAAATAAAATGGAAGTCAAAAAAATTGCAGAATTTTCAAAGGAAGAAGTGGAAGCTTTAACAAAAGCAGGCCAAATTTTAGGCGCATTAGCAAAAGCTATTGCCGATAGTGAAGTTGATGGTCTCGATGTTGATTCAACAAATTTAATTAAAGCTTTACAAGATGTTATTGCGAGGGTCTAATATGTCAAACAGAAAACAATACGTTCACAGACGTTTAATGGAATTAGCTTGTATTTCTGAAACAAGAGAGCTCGATCCAGTTGAAAAAGCTGAAGAAAAACGTTTAATGGAAGAGCTTGAACTTGGTGATAGAGTTGAAAGCCCAAATGATTAAAATTTTTCCAAAAGATAAAAACGGTTTTACTGACCCATTAAAAGAAGCTTATAATTTTGCTGAGCTGCCTACAATTTTTTTAGCAGGCCCATGTCCAAGAAAAAATTATGAAAATGACTGGCGAAATGAAGCTTTTAAGTATTTAGAAGAAGCCGGTTATATTGGTATTGTATTTAGCCCAACAAATGCACTCTTTGATAGAGAAGCTAAAGATGAGTTAAAACACCAAACTGACTGGGAGCTCAATGCTATGTATGTAGCAGATAGAATAGTATTCTGGATTCCAAGAGATAAAGATAATCCAGCTTTTACTACTAATATAGAGCTTGGTTCTTATTTATGGCCAGACAGAATTAATAGAATTATTGTTGGAATGCCTGATTGGGCAGAAAAAACTGAGTATATTAAATTAAGATTACAAAGACTTAAAAAATCTTGGTATACAGATTTAAGAGAAGAAATTAATGCTGTTGTAAAGGAGCTTAATAATGACAGATAAACAAATTAAAGAATTTATTAAAGAAGAAGTTCAAAAGATGACTATTCAAAAAGTAGTTAAAACTTATACTCCTGGTGAAGTAGTAATTTTAAATGTTGAAGTTGGTAAAATGCCAAAAGAAGATGTTTATAATTTGTGCAAAAGACTTAAAGAAATTTGTTATGAGCAGGGTTTAAATGATATTATTATCGCGCCTACCCAAGAAGGTAAAAATATGGTGACAGCTACTACAGTTAAACAGGAGACTAAATAATGACAGATAAAGAAAAAAGAGACTTACATACTCAAACTATAAATAATCATATTAAAGTTGTTAGAGATTTATGTTATCAAATGGGAATTCCAGAACTTGGTGAGCAACATGATTTAAGTAAGTTTAGTCCAGATGAGTTTGAAATTTATAAATACGCTGATGGCACAAAAAGCCCGCATGATATTGCAAGAGCTAAGTTAGGCTATAGCCCAAGCTGGATTCACCACAAAGCACGTAATTTACATCACTGGGAATATTGGACTGATTTCAACGAAGCCAAGCCAAATGGCGACGGAACTTTTACAATTATTTGTAAGTGCGTTAAAATGCCTTATGAAAGAGTTATTGAAATGTTCTGTGACTTTGTTGGTGCTGGTAAAGCTTATTCAAAAGAAGCTTGGACAGTTCATACACCATTAGATTATTGGAAAGCTAAGTGTGAAGGTCAAAGAGCAATGCATGTTGACTCAGAAAAGTTATTAGTTAAATTATTAACTCAATTAGATGGCTCTGACTCTCTCGATGATTTTGTTTCTTGGTATAATGTTAATAAAGATAAACTGGAGAAAAATTATTAATGAAAAATATTTTAGATTTAACTAAAGAATTAGGTATACCTAATGAATATGTCCAACCTTATGGTTGGGATAAAGCTAAGATTGACTATAAATACCGTGAGGTTTTGAAAGACAGACCTGACGGTAAATTAGTATTAGTAACAGCTATTACTCCAACAAAAGCCGGTGAAGGCAAAACTACAACTACAATTGGCCTACACGATGGCTTACGTAGAATTGGTGTTAATTCTCTTGCTTGTTTAAGAGAACCATCTTTAGGCCCTGTTTGGGGCATTAAGGGTGGAGCAGTTGGTGCCTTAAAATCAACTATTGTTCCAAGTGATGATATTAATTTACATTTCACAGGCGATTTTCATGCGTTAACTTCTACTATTAATTTAATGTCTGCCATTATCGAAAACCATATTTGGCAAGGCAATGAATTAAGAATTGATCCAAGAAGAATTGAATGGAAACGTGCGCTTGACGTTAATGACCGTTCATTGAGAAGTGTCGGCGTCAATGCTGATGGCACCGCTGGTTTTGATTTAGATGGCAGAAATTTAGATATTGAATTAGATAAATTATCTCTTAATGGCGGCACTAAAGAAGACCTTAAAAAATTAAGAGACAAGAAATCAAATCATAACTCAGAATTTGTTATTACAGTTGCTTCTGAACTTATGACAATTTTAACAATTTCTCAAAGCGAAGAAGAGTTTATTGATAGAGTTAATAAGATTATTGCTGCTTATGACTATGATGGAAATCCAGTTTACTTTGGACAATTCAATTGTAGTAAAGCAATTCTTAAAATGATGAGAAATGCAATGAATCCAAATGTTGTTCAAACACTTGAAGAAAATCCAGTTTTAGTGCATTGCGGACCATTCGCTAATATCTCTATCGGTGTTAATTCTATCAATGCAACAAAGTTAGCGCTTAAATTATCTGACGTTGTTGTCACAGAAGCCGGATTCGGTGGAGACCTCGGAGCTGAAAAGTTCTTAGATATTAAATGTCAATTAGCAGGAATTCATCCAAATGTTATTGTCTTAGTTGCCACTGCTAGAGCATTAAAGCTTCATGGTGGTGTTGCATTTGAAGATTTAGAAAAAGAAAATGTTGAAGCAGTTAAAGCTGGTATTTGTAATTTACAAAAGCATTATGAAAATATGACAAGATATGGTGTCCCAGTTGTTGTTGCTATTAACCGTTTCCCAAGTGATACTGATGCTGAATTAGAAGCTATTGGAGCTTGGTGTAAAGAAAATAAAATTAATTGGGCAATTAATACTGCTGCTCTTGATGGTGGCGATGGCGCTGTCAGTTTAGCAAGAACTGTCCAAGGCATCTTAAATGTTCAAGATAGCGAAGCAGTTAGTGTCTTCCCAGAATTAGCTGACCACTTTGAACCATTATATCCACTTTATCCTCAAGGTGATTACAGAAATTACTCTATTGATGATAAGATTGGAACTATCTGTCATAATATTTATGGTGCTGATCGAATTGAATATTCCGATTTAGCTAGAGAACAAATGAGAAAATATACTGATATGGGTTATAGTCATCTTCCTGTTTGTATCAGTAAGACTCCAAACTCATTAACAGATGATCCAAAAGTTCTTGGAGCTCCAACTGGATTTACAATTCATATTAGAGAAATCCGATTATATAGTGGCGCAGGTTTAATTGTTCCATTATCTGGCAAATTATTATTAATGCCAGGTTTACCAAAAGAACCTCGCTGCTTAGATAAATTTAATTAGTATGGTTAGTAAAAGATATACTAAATGTGATTTTTGCAGATATAAAACCGCAAGTGGTTGTACTGCAAAGCCAGACTCATTTTATTGCAGAGATGCAACAAATGAGTTTTATCAATGGCTAAATAATCAAAAAAAGAGGAAATAATATGACAGCAAAAGAAGCAAGACAACTAGCTGGGGTTGACCCAAGAACTACAAGAGAACAATTTATTGATGAGCTCCATCATTATATAAAAATGGAAGCGGAGCGCGGAAATAGAGAAATGATTTTTAGAATCCCAGATAAATATGGAAATAGATATCTTATTTGGGACGTTAGCGATTATATTAGTTCTGAAGGCTTTAATGTTAATGTTGCCTGGCCAGATTATCCAAATTTTATAGTTAGTTGGTAAGGAGATTAGTATGCAAATAATTAAAGAATATGTAGCAGAAAAGAAAGAAAAATTAAAAAATTCACATCCTGATTTGAAGATGGTTATTGTTCAAATTGGACATGTTCCTGCCTCAGACAGATATGTTCGAAATAAAGCTAAGGATGCTGCTGAGGTGAACATTGATTGCGAAATTATTAATCTCCCGGAAGAAACTACTGAAGTTGAATTATTAAACTTAATGGAAGGCTTAAATGCTGACCCAGATTTGACAGGTTATTTAGTTCAGCTACCTCTTCCAAAACATATCTCTGAAGAAAAAGTTAAACTTGCTATTGCTCCTGAAAAAGATATTGATGGATTCCATCCTTTATCAAAAACTGTTCCAGCAACTCCTCTTGGCATTTACAATTATCTAAAAGATATGAAATATGACTTCCAAGGAAAAAATGCTGTAGTTATTGGACGTTCAAATATTGTTGGTAAACCAATGGCTCAACTATTACTCAAAGAAAGTATGAATGTCACAGTGTTGCATTCAAAGACAAGTGAATCAGATAAAGCATTTTATTTGAAACACGCTGACTTGATAGTTGTTGCTACTGGTCATCAACATACATTAACTTCTAAATATAAACTAAAAGCTCGCGCAATAGTGTTTGATGTCGGCATCAATGTTGGTGAAGATGGAAAGCTTACTGGAGACTGTGATAAAGACTTACATGTTAAGTTCCAAAGTCCAGTCCCTGGCGGTGTCGGTCTTATGACCCGAATTGCTGTTTTAGATAATTTAATTGAATTAGGAAAGCTAAATTAAGTATGGCAAAAGAATTTAGAATTTATACTCGTGTTTGAGATGAAGAAGCAAAAGATCATCACTACGCAGCAGTCAAAGTTTCAGGAACAGCAATTGGTTATGAACTCTTTGCTTATAAAGAGCAAGGTAGAGCTTTATATCCAGAACTTCGTTGGAAAATTGTTGATATCAAATCTGGTACAGCAATTCCAATGATTGCTTGTCCTATCAAAGGAGCTCTCTTAAGATTTGCCTCCTTAGCAGATTGTAAAGACTGGGTTCTAAACATGCCTACTGTTTATAAAGACAAAATTGATGAGACAAGGGCAAGCCCAAAATATCAACAATTATGTCAAGATTTTGCTAATTTACCGCAAGAATAATTGGCTAAATTAAGTGAGCGCGTTGAGCGTTCTATAAGATAAAATATCAACGATATTTAACTTAAAAGATACTGTAAATGATACCTAAAAAATACCCTTACATTTTCTATATTTAAGTTGAATATCGTCCGAAAAAATTGGACGATATTTTATTTTTATACTCATTTTACGCGCATCGCTATTGTATAATATTATGAGGTGTAGATAATGCAATTTATTAAAACAAGAAATGTTAAAGACCCTATAAGGGTTGTCGAAGAAAATGCTGGAATTGATTTATTTATTCCAGAAAATACTGAAGAATTTCAAAGAGACATGAAAGATAAAAACCCAGCTACTTGGTTTACAACTTCTGATGCAGTAATCAAAGGTTGCGCAAACCCAGTTGTTTATGAAGTTGATACAGGAAAAATTCACATTAGACCTCACAGAGATGTTATTATCCCAAGTGGTATTAGAAGTAAGTTTGGTCCTGAGTTAGCTTTGATTGCAAATAATAAATCTGGTATTGCTACAAAGAAGAAATTAATTTTCGGCGCATCAGTTATTGATTGCTCCTATCAAGGTGAATGGCATTTCCATTTAATTAATACTTCTGATGACTGGCAAGAGATAGAATGCGGACAAAAAGTTATTCAATTTATTCCTCATTTAATCTCAACAGAGCCACTTGAAATTGTAGATAAAACACCATTAGAATTTTATAAAGAAAAAACAACCAGAGGAGAAGGTTGGGCAGGTTCTACAGGAACCAAATAATTAAAGAAGGAGGCAGTTAATGGTCGAGAATTGTCCATATAAACATAAATGTAATGGTAGAGACTGTGATAAAGATTTCTGTATGAGAAGATACAGATTAGACTGTCTCTATGATAACTCAAACTTGGAAGAACTCCAACGTGTCAGACGAACATTAAATACTGATGCAGACGGAACTGACTACAATGAGTTTTTACAGCTAGCAAATATTGAGAAGAACATTAAGAACTTTGTTCAAACAGGACAAAACTTATATATTCACTCATATACTTGCGGCAATGGTAAAACTTCCTGGGCGATCAGAATGATTCAAGCTTATTTTAATGCTATTTGGTATGAGTCAAACTTTGGTTGTCAAGGTTTATTTATCAGCGTTCCAAGGTTCTTAATTGAATTAAAAAATAGTATCTCAGGTAGAAGTGAATACGTCGAGTTTATCAAAGCTCGTGTCTTAACAGCAGATATTGTTGTTTGGGATGACATTGCTACAAAAGTTGGTACAGAGTTTGAACTTAATCAGTTATTAAACTTAATCAACATGAGAATAGAAAAAGGTAAAACCAATGTCTTTACATCAAATCTCGGAGCAAGAGATTTAGAAAAAACAATGGGTGAACGACTAGCAAGTAGAATTGTTAACCGTTCAGTCGATATCGAATTACATGGTATCGATAAGAGACACTTAAATTTAATTGCAACCAGTGAGGGAAGAGACTAATATGACAGCACAATTTCAACTAATTAATAAATTATTACAAACGAAGGATTTCTCAATCGTCGAGCTTAATAACTTGTCAGATAAATTCTTCTTCACATATCCAAATGAATTTAATTATATAGTTAATCACTATAAGAAATATGGAACTGTCCCAGATAGATTAACTTTTGCTGACGTCTTCCCAGATTTTGACATCATGGACATTAATGAGCCAGACTCATATCTCTTAGAACAATTATTCAATGATTATGAAGAAAGTTTCTTAGCAACAACCTTCAATGAAGTTAAAAAGCTTGTTGAAAGTGGTAAGTCTAAAGAAGCATTCAAGATGCTCGAAGAAAGAGTATCAACTACTCGTCCTAATACTGCTATGACATGTGTAAGTATTAAAGAAGATACAAGCCGTTATGATAAGTATTTAGACAGAGTTGTTAATCACAACAAATATTATATTCCAACAGGTTTTCCAGAACTTGATGCATTAATTGGCGGCATTGATACCGAAAATGAAAATATGGTTATTGCTGCTAGAACAGGTATAGGTAAATCTTGGACCTTATTGAAAGTTGCAGCAAGTGGCGCTCAATTAGGTTATAATGTTGGTCTTTATTCAGGTGAAATGATCTTTGATAAGGTTGCGTATCGTTTAGATAGCTTAATCGGACACATCAGTAATAGAGTTATTACAAGAGGAACTGATACATCAATGCAAATTCCTTATAAGAATTACTTAGATAATATTAATTCTTACGTCCCAGGCGATATTAAAATCTTAACACCAAAAGATATTAATGGTCCAGCGACTGTTTCAGCTCTAAGAACCTTTATTGAGAAATATCATCTTGATATGTTGCTTATCGACCAATATTCTTTATTGGAAGATGAACGCGGCGGCAAGACGGTTCCAGAAAAGGTTGCAAATATTTCAAAAGATATTAAAAATCTTCAAGTTATGAAAGGTATTCCAATTGTTTCTGTTTCTCAATTAAACAGAGATAAGACAGATAATGGTGAACAAGATACCACTCAAATTGGTTTATCAGATAGAATTGGCCAAGATGCGACAAGCATTATCATGTTAAGTAGAAACTTAACTTATGAAGATGAAGCCAAAACAAAAGTTAAAGATGATAAATTAATCTTAAATGTTGTCAAGTCAAGAGACGGCGGCAGTGGTAAGATTATTTATAAAGCAAACTTCGACGAAGGTAGATTTATTCCTCTTAATCCAGATGAAAAAATCGATCCTAACTATTATTCAGAAGAAGTTTGTGATAATGATGGATTTAAGGACGACGACGATTCAGGATTATAATGGTTAAAATTACAAACGATTTCATACTTAATGCGGATATCAGTACAGTCTTAGATAGACTTCGTATTGTTTTAACTAATGGTAAGTTAAAAGATATTCAAGATAAGTCAACCGATATCGTCGTAAGCTGCCCATTTCATAGCGGTGGTCAAGAAGAACATGGCTCTTGCTTTATTAGAAAGAAAGATGGCGTGTTTCATTGCTTCGGCTGCGATATGAAAGGCTCATTCTTAAAGTTTGTTGCTGGATGCTTTGATTCCTCTTTAGAATACGCTAAAGATTGGCTATTAAAGACCTTTGGAGGCGAGATTGTATCAAGCGCAGTAGCAATGGATGAGCCAATACAAATAGGAAAAAGGACCCAAAAGAAGCAATTTTTGGACCCAAAAATCCTCGAAAACTACCAATCTTGGTGTCCATATTTAGCAAAAAGGAAGCTTTCAAGAGAGATTTGCGAGCTTTTTAAGGTAAAATATGACCCAAAATATCGTCAAATCATCTTCCCAGCCTATGATATTAATGGTAGACTAGTGATGATGACCAAACGATCAATAGATACTAAGACATTTTATCTCGATAAAGATGTCGAAAAGCCTGTATACTGCTTAGATTATGTTATGAAAAACAATTTTAAGACAGCAGTTATTACAGAAGGACCATTTGATTGCTTAACTGGCTGGGAATATGGTTATCCAACAGTAGCAACATTCGGTAAAATCTCTGATTATCAAATAGAACAGCTAAATAAATCTTGTATTAGGGTTTTATACGCTATGTTTGATAATGACGAGGCTGGAAGACGTTTCACAGAAACATTAAAAAGAAAGCTTACAAAGCGAATTATTATTGTTGAAACTAAGTTTCCAGACGGAAAAAAGGATATTAACGACTTGACAAAGCCAGAATTTGATAAAATTATTCAAGAGGCTAGAAATTCATAGCCGCGTAGGTCGTATAATATATTATAAAGATACTCGATTAAATGATAAAGGAGAAAGATTACAGTGAGTCAATTTAATTACAATGATTATCAAAAAGTCGTAGAAAAAGCCCAAAGTGGTCCATCTACAAACGCCGTTAAAGTCGGTTTCTTCAAGTTAAAAGGCAATGGTGATGAAGCGCTCGTCAGAATTAATGCTGCTACAATTGAAGATTTAAAATTCGCAACAGTTCATAAACCAGCTTTTGGTAAAAAGTTTGAAGGCCTCGGAACAGGCTTTACACCAGTTAGCTGCTTAAATGAAGTTGGTTCCTATTCCGATACTTGCCCATTCTGCCGCGCTGCAGCTGAAGGTCATGATGTCGTCGGTAAAGCTGCTAAAACAGTTTATGTTGAAATGTTAGTTGCTTATAAAGACGCTGCAACAGGTAGTTGGAGTGTTGCTCAACCAGTCGTTTGGGAACGTCCTGCTGGTTTCTCAAGAGAATTAGCAACAAAGTTAAAAGATTATGGTAGCTTAAAAGAACATGTTTTCAAAGTTACACGTCAAGGTTCTGGTAAAGATACTAAGTATTCCTTAGACTTCATTCCACTTTATGATAAGCCAGAATTAGTTTCTACAGATTTCAGCGCTTTTGATAATTTCAATATCAATAAACATTCCTACTGGGAAAAACCAGCAGAAGATTTAGAATACTACTTAGCTAACGGTTCCTTCCCTCAAGCTGAAAAAGCTGATGATGGTATGAGAACATTAGATAATGGTATCAAAGTTGGTGGTGATCCAGTCTTTGCTAGCGCTAAAGAAGAAGCAGAGATGGACGCTGCATTAGATCCAAAACCAGCTCCAGCAGTTGGTCATACAGCTATTGGTACAAACAATGTCGAAGCTCATACAGCTATTGGTACTGCAGAACCTGCTAAAGCAACTGCTACAACCACTGAAGAAAAACCAGCTGAAGAAAAACCAGCTAGAAACTTTGCCGGATTTTCATTTTAATTAATCAATATATAAAGTAAAGGAGACGTCAATGGAAGGACTTTTTGGAGAAGAATTTAATATCGATTTAACCGCTAAGTCAGCAGTTAAAAAGTTAGTAAAGAAAGTTGAATCAGTTAAAACTGCTGAAGTCAATACTGAAAAACTTTTGGCCTCCAAAGAGCTTTCCATTAAAGAACGTCTTGCTATTATTACAGAAAAAGTCCTCAAGATTTTAGGAAGACAGAAGGAAAACACTGTCGTTATTAAAACAAAAGAGGACTTTTCTGCTTATATTGATAAAGCAATTAAAGCTGGACGAATAGACATCGATACTGAAACTAATAACTCCACTGACCCAGCAACTTGTAAGATTGTTGGTCTTTGTTTATATGTTCCAGGTGAAAAGCAAGCCTATATTCCAGTAAATCATGTTGATGTTGATACAGGCATCAGATTACCTTGGCAAATGACTGAGGAAGACTGTAAAGAACAACTTCAAAGGATTTTAGATAGTGATATTTTTATTATAATGCACAACGGCAAGTTTGACTTTGAAGTTCTTCTTGAAACTTGCGGAATTGCTATCCCACCTGACTGGGACACAATTATTGGCGCAAGATTAATTGATGAAAATAAATATAGTGAAAAGTCTACAAGCTTAAAGTGGATTTATACAACAGAAATTGATCCAACACAAGCTAAGTATGACATCGAAAGCCTCTTCGAAAATATTCCTTATATTTATGTAGACCCAGAAATCTTTGCTTTATACGCTGCAACTGACTCAATGATGACCGATAAGGTTTATCTTTGGGAACTTCCTTACTTCCAACAAGCAGGTAATGAGAAAGTTTTAAAACTTTTCCAAAACATTGAGAACCCAATTGTTGAAGTTACAGCTAAGATGGAGCTTAGAGGTGTCGCCGTTGACCTTGAGTTCGGCGAAAGATTAAAAGAAAAATATAATAAACAATTACAAGAATTAGACGAAAAAATTAATCAAGAGTTAGATACTCTTAAAGATAGAATTGAAGCTTGGAGATTAACTCCAGAAGCTAATGAAAAGACAAGAATGTATTGTCCTAAGAAGTCTAAGATGTCTTTGGAAAAACAAGAAGATACTTATAACCTTGTCGACGAAGAAGGCAGACGTTATAAGGAAACAAAACCTAAGACAGCGCAACTTCCAGATGTTATTAATATGGCTTCTCCAACTCAATTAGCTATTCTTTTCTATGATGTCTTAAAATGTCCAGTAGTTAATAAAGCTAAACCAAGAGCTACTGGTGAAGACGAATTAGTTGCATTAGCAGAACAAACTGATTATTCTATTTGTAAATTAATCGTCCAAAGAAGAGGTATCGTTAAATTAATTTCTACATATATCGATGTTATTCCTGAATTAGCAAAGCATTGGCCAGACCATCGTATTAGATTTAAACTTAATTCAATGGGAACTGACACAGGACGTTATAGTTCTGGCGGTAAATGGAAATTCTTAGATGGTGATAAGCCAGTTGAAATCTCAGGTATCAACATTCAAAATATTCCATCTCATAACAAAGAAATCCGTATGTTATTCCGAGCAAAGGAAGATAAGGGTGTTGTTAACTTCTTAGAAGGCGTCGGCGAAACTGTTAAAGAAATCGTCGAACTAGAAACACCAAATGGCTATGTCTTTGTTAAAGAGTTGACTGAAACAGATAAATTGTTCTCAACTTCAGGTGAAATTATTAATATCTCACATATTAGTTATAATCAAGCTGATAAGTCTGCCGTAATTTACACAGATGCGGATTGTGAAGTTAATAGTAGAACAAGATATAAATTAGTCGGTTCGGACTACTCAGCTCAAGAACCAAGATTAACTGCTTTTATTAGTCAAGACCAAAAAATGATTCAAGCTTATGAACAAGGACAAGACTTATACGCAGTTATTGCTCAATCTATGTATCATAATGAATACTGGGAAAACTTAGAGTTCTACCCAGAAGGAACTGAAATTGAGCTAGACGGTAAGAAAATTGTTTGCGGTAAGAAAACACACTTACATAAAGCAGGCAAAGAAAGAAGAGCCTCTGCTAAAACTATGTTATTAGCTGCTACTTATGGTATGTCAGGTAAAACCGCTGGTATTAGATTAGGTTATAATGGTGATGATGCTAGAAAACAAGGTCAACAACTATTAGATAACTTCTTTGGTAAATTTACTAGAGTTAAAGAAGAAATTGAAGCATCTAAGGCTCAGCTTAAAAAGGTTGGTTATGTTGAAGACTGGGCTGGCCGTAGAAGACACTTACCAGAAATTAACTTACCATCTTATACAGTTAAGCTAAAAGATGATAATATTGAAGCTAACTTTAATCCATTCTTAAATTGTGTTAACAAAGAAAGTAATGATGACCCAAGAATTAAGAAGTGGGAAGAAAGAATTAAGCGTGAAATTAGAGCTTCTCAAGAAAAACAAAGATCTAGAGCTGCTGAAGATGGCAGAGTTTGGGAAGAAAATGATGAAGTAAGTAATGTTCAATACGAAAAACTTGCTAAAGAAGCTCTCGCTGACGGTATCTTACTTATTGCTAATACAGGTAAACGCGCCCAAGCTGAAAGACAATGCTTCAATGCTCGTATTCAAGGCGGAGCTGCGTCATTAACAAAGTTAGCAATGATTAATATTGATAGAGATCCTCTCTTAAATGAACTTGATGCTCACTTAGTTATCACCGTTCATGATGAAGTTTTAGTTGAATGTCCAGCCTTATACGCCGACATTGTTGAAAAGAGACTTCCTCAAGTTATGATTGACACTGCTAAACCTTACATTAACGTTCCTATGAAATGTGACCCTTATAACGTATCTCACTGGTATGAAGATGAAGCAGCAGTTGCCATCAGAGAAGAGTTTAAGAAACTTGAAAAGGGAAATCCTGAGAAAGGAATTCACCCTGTTGACAGAGAAACTGCTTTGGGCATCATTTATGATAACCACCCAGAACACGATAAAACTGTATTATATAATGTAATCACGCAAGAAGCTGATTTAACATTCTAAGGAGAAAGATATGATTTTAAAAACAAAAGATTTCCAAGAAGCCGTAAATAAGATTTTATTAGCGTCTGACCCAAATGATAAGAACGCTGCAAATGTTGAAATTTCGGTTAAACCAACAGCATTATACTTAAATGTTACCAACAAAGAGTATTATGTTTCTATTAAATTCCCAGTTGATACTGACGAAGAGTTCAGGGCTGTCGTCGATGGCGCTTTATTCTTATCACTTATCTCTGGTTTAACAACAGAAACCTTTGAATTAAAGGTTGATGGTAATAATGTTGTCATTTCAACAGGTAAGAGCAGCTATAAAGTTGCTATGATTTATGAAAATAGCAATTTAATGGAGCTCCCAGTCATCGCTATTAAGAATAAAACAGTTGAAATGAATATTAGTAATGATATTCTTGCTAGTATTATCAACGTTAATAGTAAAGAAATTCAAAAAACTAGAAACATGGAAAATGTTAATGAGCTTCAAAAACTCTATTACATCGATGAAACTGGTTGTTTTACCTTCACAACAGGCGCTTGTTTGAACGCATTTACGCTCGAAAAGCCTGTAAAACTCCTATTAAATGAACGAATTGTTAAATTATTCAAGTTATTCAGTGATGATGTCTATTTTAGCTTAGGTCAAGACCCACTTCCAAATGGAACTGTTAGAACAAAGATTTGTTTACAAACTCCAACAGTCTATTTAGCAGCGATTATTACTAATGATGACTTATTAATTAGTAAAGTCCAAGGTCCTTGTATGGCTACAAAGAGATATGTCAATGAAAATTATAGCTATAAAGTCGTTCTCTCAACAACAGCTTTATCTGCTGCTATTACAAGATTATTAACCTATACAAGATATAATAAGGGCGGTGAAAAGCCAAACTTAGGTCTTGTTCCTGTTAAAGTATCTGTTAATGCTGACGAATTCACCATTTCTGATAAGTTTGGTAATGTCGAGACTGTCACTGTTGAAAATGGTAGCTTAATTGATACAACTTATAACTTTGAAGTTAACTTAGCTGATATTAAATCAGTATTAGACTCCTGTAAAATTGATCATATTACAGTCAACTGCGGTAATCATCGTTCAATCGTTATCATTAGAGGAGCAGTTAGCAACTTAATTCCAGAGAAGAAAGACTAATGAGTAATACAAAGCTAGGTAAAAAGTTTGAAGAAAGATTTAAGTTAGACTGGAAAGCTTGCTTCCCAGGAACTTTTATCTATCGTTTACCTGACCAAATCACAGGATATAAGGACACAAGTCAAAACCCTTGTGATTTCTTAGCATTTAATAATCATATTTTATGAATGCTTGAATGTAAAGAAACAACAGAAGGAACAATTAACTTTGCTAAGATACCTCAACTTGACAGATTAAAAGATTATATCGGTCTTGAGGACACAGCCCAATATATTATTGTTTGGTATAGTAAACATGATAGAGTTATTGCTTGTTCTGCCTCCGAAGCCCTTAAAATTAGGGACGACGGGAACAAGTCAATTAGTCTTAAAATGCTTGACAATAAATTGTATAATATAGTAGAGATTCCGTCCAAAAAACTCAGGACATTTATGGAATCTGACTACAGATGTTTAGTAGACGAGGTTAAAAAATAATGTTTGAGAAGGTCTCAATGTATCATCCAGATAAAGTAGCTGACCGTATTGCTGGCGCAATCGTTGATTTAGCTTACTCTGTTGATGCTGACCCTCGTGTTGCAGTCGAAGTATTAATCGGACATGGTAACTGCCATATTATTAATGAAACCTCTGTTAAACTTCCTATACAAGACATTCTCAGTATTGTCAAAAGAATAGCTGGACCTCTTACAGTTGACTATGTAGAGGTTCCTCAGGATATACATTTAGCTAATAACCAAGCCAAAAAGCTTAGATGCGGCGATAATGGTATAGCTAAATGTGTTCCAGCAACCAGCGAAGAGAAACATTTAACTTCTCTTGCGCGTGTATTAGATAAAAAGTATCCTTCTGACGGTAAGTATCTCTTAGATGAAGTTCATAACAAACTTATTGTTTGTCAAAGTAATGCTAAGACTACTTCCTTAAAACGTTATATTAAAAGATATAGCCGACCAACTCTTACAAACATTATTAATCCTTTAGGTGATTGGTCTGGCGGAACTGATGTAGACTGCGGAGCTACAAATAGAAAAATCGGCTCTGATTTGGGCGATTCTGCTACAGGCGGAGGCTTACACGGTAAAGATTTTAGCAAAGCAGATGTTTCAGTTCAAATTTACGCCTGGTTAAAAGCCCAGGATTTAAATGCTCCAGTAGAAATCTCATACGCTATTGGAGATGATACTATTGATAATAAACCTTACGACCAAATTGTTGAGGTTGCGAAGGATTATATACATTACATCGGCGGATTTGAAAAGCTCGCTGAATATGGATTATTAAGATAAGGAGATAAACTATGACAGAAAAGTTAGAAACTGCATTAACTAATATTGAAATAACTTATAAAGAACTCATTGAAATCGCTAACGATATCATGAGACCTATTACAAAAGAAGTTAATGCTTTAATTGATTACACATCAGACAATATTGAAAGCTTGTCTATTGAACAGATTAGAAATTTAATCTTAGACTTATCTCTTAAATCCTTTAAATTCGGTGATGTCAAAGAAAAAGCAGCATTAAAAGCTAAATGCGCCGAAACATTAAAAAATGAAGCTTACGCAAAAGAATTTGCGGGCAGTGATGGCAGTGTAGAAGCTAAGAAAACAGCCGCTACAACCAACATTTCTTCCCAAGTTGTTGCTGAAGCTTTATATACATTAATTTCCAGCCTATTCAAAACAAAACTTGATGAAATTCATAGATGTGTTGATGCTCTCAAGAGTGTCTTAATGAGTAGAATGGCAGAACAAAAATTATTAAGTAATTTTGCAGGAGAATAATAATGGCAAGTATTTTAGAAACAGTTAAAAGATTAAACAAAGAATTTAAGAATAATAACTTAATCATTAAAGGTGATTTATTACCAAAGGTTAAGAAACTCCCAACAATGGCGTTAGGAATGGATTATCCTTTATTTGGTGGTTTACCTTATAAGAACATTTGTGTTTATTCAGGTTTACCTCATTCTGGCAAAACAACTGCGGCTTGCTGTGAATTAGCAGCCTATCAAAAAGCTCATCCAGAAAGAACTTGTGTCTATGTTGATGCTGAACACAGATTAAATACTGAATTCCAAGCTGCTATGAATGGTATTGATTGGTCTGCTGTCCAAATCGTTAATATTCCAGCAGGTATGTCTGGTGAACAAGTTTTAGATGTCATTATCGAGCTTGAAAAATCAGAAGATATTGGTTTAATCATTTTAGACTCAATCCCAGCCTTAATTCCAGCTGCTGTCTTAAAAGCAGATATGACTGAAGACCCTGGTATGAGAGCAACTATTGCTAAAAAGTTATATCCATTCTTAAATGAAATGCAAACAATGCTTGCAGAACGTGATAATATCTTAATTATTATTAACCAAGTTCGTGATGGCGGTATGGTTAATGGTATTCAAATTTATAAAGAACCTTGCGGATTTGCTCTTCAATTCATGTCATCTGTTATGGTTAGATTCGGTAAACGAACATTTACTCTAGCTGATAATATGAAAGCTTGCGGCTCTACTAATGGTGAAGGATCTGATGGTTTTAGACTCCAATTCAAGATTACAAAGAATAGTACAGCTAATCCAACAAGAGGCGGCGGTTTTATTACCTATCGTTACGCTACCGGCTTAGATTGGCTCCATGATTTAATTGAAATTGCTGAAGGTTTTGACTTTATTCAAAAGAGCGGCGCTTATAGAACATTAGTTAACTGTGAAACTGGTGAAGTTTATACAGATGAAGAAGGTAAACCATTAAAAGGTTATATGGCTGACCTTACAAAATATATTAATGAACACCCAGCTTTTAGAGATGAGTATGTTGCAATGCTTCAAAATCATATTTCATCCTCTAGTAAATCTTATGGTTCATTATTAAGCAAAGAAGATGCTGCTGCAATTGATGCTGAAGAACGTTCAGTTGAAGAAGCTAATGAAATTGAGAGGAAGAAATACAGTGGCCATTCAGATTCTAACTAGAGAAAAAGAAGGTCAAAAGACCCCAACAAGAACAAGGTCAAAAGCCCAGGAAACTGATATTGCTAAAGCTACTGGTGGTAAACGAACCGCTAATAGTGGAGCAACAGATTGGTCAAAAGGTGATGTATTAACAGAACAATTCCTCCTTGAAGCTAAGACTAAAATGGAACATTCCAAATCCATTTCAATTAAAAAGGAATGGTTTGAGAAAAATAAACAAGAAGCTGTATTCATGGGAAAACCTCATTCAGCCCTTGTATTCAACTTCGGCCCAGGAGAAGAAAATCATTATATTATTGATGAGTATCTTTTCTTAGAGTTATTAGAGTATTTAAAAGATAAAACTAACGATAAATAATCTAAAAAATGGGCCAAAACACAGGCCCTTTTATTGTATAATAATAAAGATGAGAGATTTAATTAAAGATCAACTAAAACAAGTAAATTACGCAAATTTAAACTATTTTGATGAGGCAACTCAGACTTTTGTTATACCTAAATATAGCAAACCTAAGTATGAATTAAACAAAATGTATTTGGTAATGCTTCCTGGCTCTATTGTAAACAATAAAGAGTCTGTTTTAGCATCTAATTGGAACAATGGCAATGCTCCGATATCCCAATATCTTAAAATCTATATTTCTAAGACAATGGGTAAAATGATTTATGTTGAAAGTGTTGCTTATGACCCAGAGCAAGAAAAAGAAACTGCTCAAACCTGGTCTGGTTGGCTTCCAACAGATGAAATCACTCAAATTGCAACACTATAAGGAGAATAATATGACTGAGACATTAGCGGTAAAATATAGACCATCAACTTTTGAAGAAGTTTGCGGGCAATCAATTACAGTAGACATCTTAAAGAAAGTTGTTGAAAATAGAAAGTTTAAACACGTATACCTTTTTGCAGGCGATTCTGGCTGCGGTAAAACCACTTTAGCGAGAATTTTTGCTAATGCAATTAATCAAGGTGTAGGTGAACCTATCGAAATCGATGCTGCTTCTAATGGTGGTGTTGATAATGTTAGAGCTATTGTTGAAGCTGCAGGTCAAAGAGACTTAGTTAGCGAATATAAAATCTTTATTATTGATGAATGTCACGCTGTAACTCCTGACGGTTGGAAAGCATTTTTAAAGGGTATTGAAGAACCCCCAGAATATACTATTTTTATGTTCTGTACTACAGACCCAAATAAGCTTCCTGCAATGATTTTAAATAGAATGCAAAGATATAATATTACTAAGATTGATAGTAATTTAATTAAAGCCAGATTAGCTCATATTTGTCAAGCAGAAGGTTTCACAAACTATGAAGCTGCTTGTGATTTAATTAGTAAGAATTCTCACGGTTGTATGAGAGATGCTATTATGAGACTTGATCAATGCGCTGATTATTCAACCAATTTGTCCCTTGATAATGTCAAGAAAGTCTTAAATGATATTTCTTATGAAGCTATGTTTAATTTAACTTGGGCTTTACAAGACAAAAAAGAAGATGTTATCTTTAATACTATTGATAAGCTCTATTCTTCAGGAACAGACTTAAAGAACTTTATTGATATTTATCTTGAATTTACATTAGATTTATCTAAGTATATTTTATTCAAAAGTATTCAAATAACAAATATCCCAGAATATTTAGCAACAAAGGAAAATCCTGTTGTTCAAAATACAGTTGCTATTGAAGCAGGTGTTAAATGGTTCAATCATTTAGCTGATGCTTTATTAGAATTAAAACCAATTATTAGATATGATAATTCTTATAAGTCTACTATTGAGGCTTACTTATTAAGATTTGCTAGACAGGAGAGTAAATAATGAGACCTATTATTGGCCAAGAAAAGTTAGTCAATACATTATTTAGTTATACTCTTCAAAGCATTCCTAAAACTATGTTATTTTTAGGACCTTCTGGATGCGGTAAAAGTTGGATTGCTGCTGCTTTAGCAGAGCATTTAGATATTGATACTGTTATTATCGATTTAGATAAGTTAACTCCAGAGGAACTAAGAGCAAAGTTAGCAGACGCTTATATTTGTCCTGTTGAAAAGTTTTATTTACTTGACCTAAGAGGCTCATCAAATAAAAAGCAAGATGTCTTATTAAAGTATATTGAAGAGCCAACTAGAAATACTTATTTTATTTTAATGGCTGAATCCGAAATTGGTATTTTACCAACTATCTTAAATAGATGTATTAAATACAACTTTGAACCTTATACTTTAGAAGACCTTAAAAAGTTTGACTGGTCGTTTGATTGCAGTGATGAATTAATATACGCGCTTTGTAAAACTCCAGGACAATTACAGAATTTTACTGAAACTAACTTAAAAGACCTACATACTCTTTGTAGTAAAATTATTAAGTTTGTTCCTACTGCTTCTTATGCAAACGCAATGACACCAATTAGTAAAATTAACTGTAAAACAGACTATAATAAGTTTGAGATTGACATGTTCTTAAATATGTTAGAATATGTTGCTTTCAAGGACTATGTTGAAACAAATAATAAGTTTAGTTTTGATACTTATATGTTTGTTATTCAACAAAAAGCTGAAATGAATAATAGAACAATAATTAAAGAAAGTTTTATGTTAAACTTTTTAGATAATCTTTGGAGGTTAGCTCATTAATGAAATTGATGGAATTAAAAGACATGATTCAAAAAGAGTCAGTTCCTTCTGACCTTATTGTTTTTGTATGTCCAGAAAATACATTTTTAGCTGACCAATATACAGCAGCAATTTGTGAGTTAAGAAATCATACTCCAAATAGCATTCAAAGTCTCTCAGAGCTTGATTCCGCCTTATCACTAGTTATTGGATATTCTTCTTATACAAACGTCCTTAAAACTGATGTTTTTGAAGAAAGCTTTGAAGATTATTCTATGTTTGAAAATGTTATCATTATTTGCAATAAAATTGATAAGAAATTAAAAGCAGTTTTATCTGACTATGTTATTGAAATTCCAAAGTTAGTTGACTGGCAAGTTAAGGACTATATGAAAGTTATTTGTCCAGGTTTAACTAAGGAAGATATTGACTGGTTATACGCCGTTAAAGAAAAAAATATTTATGGTATTACTACTGAACTAGATAAACTAGCTCTTTTCTCTATTCCAGAACAAAAAGAAGTTTTAACAAAGTTAAGATATGAGCCAGACTCCTATTTATATACAGCGGATATCTATGGTTTAACTGACGCGATTTTAGATAATAATAAACAATATTTATTTGATTTCTTATCACACGATACTTACGTAAACATTGAAGCTTTGAGCTTGACAGGTTTACTCCGTTATAATATTAAAAATATCTTATTCTCAACACAAGAACTTGGTAAACATACTCCAAGTGAATTTGGTATTTCTAATACAAAAAGATATGAGAGATACAGATCAAGCTATAACTTAAAGAGGCTTCAATATTTAATTAAGTTTTTATCAAGTATTGATTATAAATTAAAAAACGGCTTATTAGATATGTCAAAAGATAAACAATTAGAATATATTATTTTAAACACAATTAACTAGGAGATGCTATGAAACGAGTATTAAGAAAAGACCAATATTCATTCTCTTATTCAAAAATTGAATGCTATGACCAATGCGGCTTTAAGTACAAGCTCCATTATTTTGAAGATGACAAAGTTTTTGCTACAAACGTTGCTGTCCAAGTTGGCTCTATGATTCATGACTGTGAAGAAACTATCGCTAACTGCATTAAAGCTGGAACACCAATTGATTACGTCGCTCTTAAAAACAAGATTATTTTAAAGACATATGAAATTGAACATACCTTCCCAGTCGAATTCTATGAACCAGATAAAGCAGGAACATATTACAAAGATAAAATTAACGAATATTTAGACAAGAATATTTATAGACTTGAAAACTATATGAAAGCTCACCCAGAGCTTGAAATCATCGCTGCTGAACAAAGCTTTAAGTTTACTTTCGGCGATTATACATTTACAGGAAAAATTGACCGTATTCTCAAAAATAAGGAAACAGGTTGCTATATTTGTCAAGATATTAAAACTTGGCCAAAAGAAAAAGAACACAAAGAGTTGACAACTCCACTTCAATTTGTAGTTTACACTCTTGCTATGAAAGAACTCTATGGTTTAATTAATGAACAAGTTAGTTGCTCTTATGACCTTCCATTTATTGATACTATTCAAGAAGCTGGAACAAAAGGTTATATGACAAGAGGTGTTGAAAAGCTCAACAAATTATTAGAAAAAATCGATAAGAAAGATTGGGAACCAAACCCATCTCCACTCTGCTATTGGTGTCCTTATTGTCCAAATAGCAAAAATCAACCAACTGCTGCTAAAAACAGATGTCCTTACTACTCACTTTGGACAAAAGAAAAAGCAAGTTATGAGGTTGCTAATGAGTGGCAAGGTGAAGAAAATCACGATAAATTGATGGAAAATTATATCAGAAAACTCTCACCAAAAGCTGTATAATATATTGTAGGAGTATACCTATGACACAAAATAAAATGTATGACGTCATTATCATTGGCGCTTCTGTCGAAGGTGTCGAACTTTGTAGTTATCTTCGAGCAAAGGCATCAGATTTAAAGATTGCTTTTATTAGCAAGAATTTTGATAATGTCGGCAAATTAGATTTAACAGGTGTTGATTTATATAGGGGTGAAGCAGTTTGCTCTTCATATAACCATAGTCTCATTGGCATTACTTTAAGAGATAGAACTTCTGTCTTTGGTTTAACTGCTGTTATAGCAACAGGATCAAAGCCAGCAAAATCTCAATTCAAGGGAAATAATATTTATTATAAACCTATTGAAATTAAAGAAGCTATGAAGACAAAACAAGCAGTAGTTTATGGTAATAATGAGGACGCTGTTAAATACGCCTTAGATATTGCTAAAAAGTTTAAATATATTTATTTATGTAGCAATACCTTTGATTTAACCAGCAGCCAAAAATTACTCAAAAAATTAGACAATACTGCTAACATCTTACATTTACCAAGTTGTAATATCACTGGAATTAAAACAGACAAAGCTGGTAATTTGAATGAAATTACATTAGATACTTATGATACTATTCGTTGCGCTGCTTTATTATTAGCTTTAGGACGCGCTCCAGATGTATCTGGCTTATCTAAAAAGATGGTTGATATCGACGAGGAAGGATACGCTGTTGTTAAAGAATATAACGAATTAGTTAAAACACCAGGAATTTACGCTATTGGCGCCTGTGTGAGAAAGAATACAAAACAAAGTATTCATACCGTCGGAAATAAGATTCTTGAAAAACGTAAATAGGAGGACATACTATGTTAACAGATGAAGAAATTTATAAGAATAAGATGAAGTATCTTGACTTACTTCTCAAGCTCAATATTGACTTGACAGATATTACAAGATATTTAGAAGCGGTCGATTATTTCAATAAACCTGCTTCTACACAATTCTTCAGACCTTATAAGGGTGGCTTATGTAAATACGCTCTTGACTTGTGTTATGAATTAGGAACTTTATGTAATGCTTACTTCCCAGGTAAATATACCCAAGAAGACATTATCAAAGTTGCATTATTCAAAGATATTTATAGAGCTGAACTCTATGAGTCCTATAATAAGAATGTCAAGGACGATGCGACAGGAACCTGGAACTCAGTTGTTGCTTATCGCTATAAAGAAAGCCGTCCAACATTTGGTGATTTAGGATTTAGTTCATACATGATCGCTAAACGTTTCGTCGATTTCAATGACGAACAAATTGAGGCAATCACTCAATCTGGAACTAAGGATTGCTACGCAGGGGATATTCATGATATTCTTAGAAGCTATCCACTTGCAACCCTTACAAAGATGGCTGATCTTGTTGCTAACTACTTAGAGCAAGATTTATAAAAACAATAAAAATACTGGGGTTTTGCGAGACAATTGCCCCGTATTTTATTTATTGTATAATAAATAGAGGTTAGATAATGAAAATATTAATATACGCAGATAATCACTTTTGTGAAAGAAGCTCAATTATTAGTAGATTTGGAACTGACTATACTGTTAGATTAGAAAACCAAATCAAATCTATTAACTGGGCTGAAAATTTAGCTGAAGAACGCGGATGTCAATATGTCATCTGTTTAGGTGATTTTTTTGACAAACCAAGTTTAACACAAGATGAGCTTACAGCTTTAAGAGACCTTAAATGGGCTTCTGGCTGCGCGCATTATTTTTTAGTTGGTAATCATGAAAGTGAAGAAGCTGATTTACATTATAGTTCTACTAAAGCATTAGAAGGTAGAAATAGATTTGTTATTTCTGAACCAAAACTCTTTGAGGAGCCAGGTTTTGAATTAGCCTTTTTACCTTATATTGTTGAAAGTAATAGAAGACCTGTAAGTGAATACTTCAAACCGATGAGTGAAGGCTCATTTAGAATTCTCTGTTCTCATAATGATTTGTTCGGTATCCAAATGGGACCAGCAGTATCAAGTATTGGTTTTAAGCCAGAAGAGCTAGCAGAATATTGCTCTATTTGCTTTAACGGACATTTACATAATGGACAATGGGTTATTAAAGATAAAGTATTAAACTTAGGAAACTTAACAGGTAAAGATTTTGGTGAGGATGCATATAGATATCCTCATAGAATTGCTATTGTTGATACTGATAAACAAACAGTTGAATTTGTTGAAAATCCTCACGCATTTAACTTCTATAAAATTGATATTGTTTCAGAAGCCGACTTGGTTAAGTTGACTAAGCTAAAAAATAATGCAGTTATCCAAGTTAGATGCTTAGCAAGATTTGCAGAACAAGTAAGACAAATTATTGCGGAAAATAAATCTGGAGCTATTATTGAGTCCAGGTTGATTATAATTCACGAAGCTGCTAATGAAGAAACAGCAGTAGACATTTCAGATTTAACAGTTGATCAACATGTTAAATTTGCTGAATGTTGCAGGGCTTGTTTAGAAAATTCGGAGATTTTAGAACAAGAATTAGCTGAAATTCTCAAGTAGCGTAAAATACAATTTTATCACATAATATTGTATAATATTACATCAAGATGAAAAAAGCAGTAGATAGAGATATCAAAAAACTTACATCATACTATAATAAACAATTAAAAAAATGTCACGAAAATAGTATTAAAGCTCATGATAATAACTTAGAATATTTCATCAACTATCTCAGATACTTACGTGATTATTTTTTGTTAACGGAGGACGCAACTATTGAAAATGTTAGAAATCTTAAACTAACATCTATTGTTGCTGCCGTCGGTGAATATGACAGGTATAACACCTGCATCCTCGATTATTACAAGCTTGAGGGAGAAAAAATGGTTCAGA